TTTTTACCATTATTGGACATAATTCAGAATATAATATATCTAATATTGATTTATTACTATTTTTAATATTTAATGTTAATAAATTATTAACTAAATTATTAATTTCAATTATCATAGTATCATTATTACTATTTATTTTATATATAATATAATTATTCATAAAATATTCAGTAAAATAGGTTCTTAATATATTTTCAATAAATGTTCCAATAGATATTTGTGTAACATATACTAATAATTTAAATATAAAACTATTAATATTATTATTTGGATTATTAAAATAATCTTCAATACAATGTGCGAAATGTTTAAATATATTATTTATTAATTTTAAATTATCAAATTTATCTCCTATTTTTAAATTATTTAATAATTTTTGTTGTTTAAATAATAAATGTAATATAAGTAAATTAGAATTATCTTCAAATAATTCATCATTTAATATTATTTTCCAAGATTCAAATATTATATTATAATTCTTATTATCTAATATTATAGTATTATCAAATACATTATCTATATTATTATCATTATTATTTAATTCTAATATTTCATCTTTTACTATATTATAATAATTATTTATTTTTCTTATTTGATCATTAATTTTAAAAACTTCTTTTTTTAATTTATTTAATTCTTTATCAAGATTATTATTTAATAAATCTAAATTAGATTTTGTATTTTGTTTCATATTTTCTAATTTTAAAATATTATTATTAAGTATATTTACTTCTTGTTCTTTATCTTTAATTATTTTTTGTATTAATATTGTATTATATTTATTAGGTATATTATATTTTTGTAAATTATCAAATAAATAATTTTTTTTAATATTATTAATATCTAATTTTAATTCTTTTAAAACATCTATTATTTCATCTATATTATAATCATAATTATTATTAATATTTAATAAATATTCTGATATTTTTTCTAAAATTAAATATGTTATTATATTAAATGATATTTCTACATCTAAATTAATAGTTTTATCAATACAATCAGTTGCTAATTTATTAGTTATATTATTAAAAAATAAATTTAAATTTGATTTATCATTTAATTTTCCTAATATTCTATTAATATTATATAAATTTTCATTAACCATAAATGTAAAAATTTTATCAGATTCAAATTTACCATAATGTATTTTAATATCATTTAAATCTTTTATTATTTTATAATTATAACTTTTTAATATTAAATAGATACTTGAATTATTTGAAAATTTATTTGTATAAGGTAAACATTTATTTTGTAATAAAGTTTTTATACATTCTATATTTATATCAATTGTTTTTCTAACATTTATATTATTAATATTATTAAAATCATTATTATATGATATATATTTAGATGAATTTTCATCATTTTTTACATTTATGAATGAATAATTATTTAAATTTTCTAAATATGATGTTATACTTGTAAAATTAATATTTGTATTATCAATTTTAAAATTTGAGTCATTTTTTAATGTATAATAAAAATCTTTATCAATATCTTTATTATTATAATTATTAATATATTTTTTAATATAAATATTTAATTGTTCTTTCATAATTTCAGTTATTAAATTTGATATAATTTCATATCCCATTAACATTTTATGTTTATATTCATTACTATTTATATCTAATTTAGTAGAATTTACAATTGATTTTAATTCAGTATATATTTCTTTTAAAATAGGTTCATCTTTTTTATTTTCAATATCCAATATAATTTTTTTTATTATTTCTATTAATGAAAAATTATAAAAATCAGATATATTTTCAATTATAGATTGAGGTAATATATTATCTTTATTTTTAACATAACTTTGTTTAATAATTTCATATTTAGTACTAAAATTAGATTTTTTTAAATAATCATTTATATATTTATTATAATCTATAAATGGTACATTAGGATGAAAATTATATTCTGTATAAGCATCTTCTGGAGCCCCACCCATTTGATTTATTATACTATCAAACAAATTATTAATTTGTTTATTTTGAATATTTGTTCCACCTATTTGAAATATATTATCTAAATTTCCTAAAGGTTTATTATTAAATATATAATTTAAATTTTGTTTATCAGTAGGTAATAAATAATTATTAAATTTATCTAATATTATTTTTTTATTTTGTTTAAATATAAAATAATATATAAAATATAATGAATTAATAGTATTTAAACTATCTGATATATCTTTATAGTTTATGTAGGTTATATTATTTAAGTTAGATTTATATTTAGATTCAATAATCTTCTCTAAATATTTATTTAGATTTGGATCTGTATGTGTTAAATTTTTTATATCATTTATACATATATTAAATGAATCTATAAATTTTTTTAATATATTTGAATAAAATACAATATTTAGATAATATTGATTATATATTCTATTATAATCTTTAATATTTCCTTTAATTAAATCATATAATATTTCATATATTTTGTGTATATTTGTTTTTATTAAATTTTGATATTTATTAATTTTATAAATTAATAATAAATAATAATTAATTATAGTTGGTATTCTATAACCAATATAAAAAAATATTCTATTTGGAATCAAATTAATATTATTAATATTAGTTTTACTATTTAGATAATTATAATCATCTAAATATAAAATTATTTGATCTAAATAAGGAATGAGAATATTCATCCACAGCATCGTTATATAATTTAATATAATTGGTATAGTTAATTTATTAAAATAATTATCATTGTTAAAATATATATAATTAAACTTATCAAATAATAGATTTCCTTGATGTACTGTTGTATCTATATTTGCTGCATCATTATCAAATTCAATATTTATTAAATTATTAGATTTATTTAATCTAGGGTTGTTGTTAATTGTATTGTTTACATAATTATACTGATAGTTTATTGTGTTAACATTAATTTTTAGGGAACCTTTAATATAATTATTTACTAAATACCCTTTTATTAATTTGATGTTACTATTATCTCCAAAAGGGTTTTCTATATTAATATTTAAATTGGTATGTTCAAATCTAATATCATATAATAAACCTTCATAATATAATCCTAATATATGAGCAATTTTAAAATGTTTTATTGAAAGTTTTTCTAATCCTTCATTATCATTATTATTATCTGAAAGATTATCAATATATATAATATTATATAATCCATAATAACTTGGTTGTAATTTATATTTGGTTGGATTTAATTCATTTATATTTTTAATTTTATTTAAAATTTTATCAAAATCTATTGTTAAACATGATATATCTGTTATATTATTAATTTTATTTATTTTATAAATTCTTATAAAATAAATAATATCTATTATAGTTTGTTTTAATAATTTATCTTTCATATCTTCATATAAATTCATTATTATTTTACATATTATATCTTTTTCATTAGTTTGATCTTTTTTATAAAAATTATAAAATTTTTGAATTTCAATATCATCATTATCTACATTTATTTCTCCATTAATTATATATTTATAAAATATAATTGAAAAATATTTTAATTTATTATTAATATTTAAATTATTAATAAAATCTATATTTGCATGATTATTAAATATTATATTTATAAAATTTAAATCAACATTATCATTTAATAATAAAATTAATGAACTTACAAAAGCAACTTTTTTATCATCATTATATAAACTAAATAAATGTGATATTAAATGTGGTTTATAAGAATTTATAACACTTTGTATTAAATTTATTCCATTATTTTGTTCTTTATTTTGTTCTTTATTTTGTTCTTTATTTTGTAATCCACTTATTAACATTAATAAATTAAATGGAATATTACATATTAAATTATTATCTGAAAATTTAGAATGTATGTCACACCACATTTCAAAAATTATTTTTGGTATATTATGTGTTTGTTCATTAAATAAGTTAACATATCTTTTACTCCATATTTTTAATTTATTTAATAATATTATTCCTGGCACCTTATCTGTTTCATCTATAGTATAATTTAATCCGGTTGTTGGATTATTAATACCTTGCATAATACGTTTATAGTGGGTTATATTATTTTTAATGATATTATAAAAATTTTTTATAATATTAGTAGTTATATCAATATTATTATCAATAATAATATAATAACAATAATAAATAAAATATAAAAAAAAATAAGTTAATATATTTCTCCAATAATTAGGGAGTCCAAGAGGATTATTATTATCTAAACTTTGTTTTATTATATTATTAAAAAATAAAAAATCATAATTATTAGTATTAAGTAAAATATTATTTAAATAATCAAAATTTATAGTATCAATACTATCAATTGTAGTTATATTATCATATGAAATAGGTATATTTAATAAATATAATAATTGTTTTAATAATGTAGGTAATTCTAATAATTTTAAAAAATTATCATATATTTTTTGCGATACAGTAAATCTTGTAAATTCATATGGTAAAAGTGGATTTCGAGCTGGAAGCTGATTTTCATAAATACTTTTACTATTATAATATGAATCCACTAGATTACCACCAATAACATTTGTATTAGTAGGATTTATATTAATTGTTATTTCTCTACAACTTCCTGCATATTTTAAATTATCAAAATCAATTATAGGAGATGAATTATTAATAGCTAATGGATGTCTAAATATATCATTTAAATTATTAAAATTGTTTTGATTTAAATATAAATTATCATCTAATATATTATTTATATTATTTTCAATAACTTCTTTTAATAAGTTATTAAAAAAATAATTTGGAATATTAGTAATTTCATATTTTTTATAAAAATTTTTAATATTATCAACTTTTTCATTTATCTTATTTTTTATTTCAGTTTTTGTATCCTCATTTAAAAGAGTCATTTCATTATAATCAGGGTATGGAGACCAAGAATTATCATTATTAATTGGTTGAACTTTTATATTAGTATTATGATTATTAGTAATTTTATCATTAATTTTCTTAATAATAATATTATTATTTGTATTAATAGTACTATTTATATTATCTAAATAATATAAATCACTATCATTTTTTTGTTGTTCAATATTATTTATATCATATAATAATTCATTATTTTTTTTTATATTATTAATAATATGTGTATCATTATCAATTATATGATTGATACTTTTATAAATAGTATCTAATATATTAGTACCATTAATAAATGTTAAATTATAATCTTTATTTAAAAGTAAATTCCATAATTTTTGTTTTATAATAATAATGTTTTCTTTATTATAATTATATGTATCTTTAGGATTATTATTAGATTCTATTTCTTCTATTTTTATTTCATCTTCTTTACCAATTAAAATATAATGAATAGGAGTAAACCCATTATTATCAGCATAATTTGGATTTACTTTTAATTCACTTAATAAATACTCTATTAAATTATTTAATTGTTGTAAACATGCATAATGTAATGGAGTCATATTATATTTATTAGGTTGATTAGGATTAACATTATTTTGAACTAATACTTTAATTATATTTATTTTTGTATATTCATTTATATTTAATAATTTAATAGTTTCATGAATTAAATTATTACCTTGATCATTTATTGTATATAGTGGAATTTGTTTATTTACAGAATAATATAATAATCCATCTAAATCAATATTACTTTCATTAATATAATTAAAAATATCAGTAGATTTATTTAATTCAATATTAGGTGTATATATTTGAGGTTGATATTGTGGATATTTAATATTTTTATCAAATTTACTCATAATATAAAATCCAAGAAATTATTTTTATATATATATCTAAATCATTAATTATTTTTAATATATTTTTAAATTATTAACTATAAAATCAAATAAAAAATAATTAATTAATATTATCACACGTTCTAGAATAACTTTTGGAAATTGTAGTGTTTCACACAGTTAATAATTTAAAAATTATTTTTAAATTATTAACCCAAAATCAAATAAACAATAATTAATTAATATTACCACTTAACTCTAGAACTAAATAAATAAATAATTAATTAATTAATATTACCACTTAACGGTACACATAATCCACCCACTTTACATGTATATACATCTTGAATTATTGCTCTTTCTTTATTTATAATAGAATCTCCGTTGGCTTGTAAAAATTGTCTATATTCTTGTGCTGAATCTATTTTATTAACATTTCTAATAATTTGATCTAGTTGTCGTCGTTGTATATAATTAGTAATAAATCTAGCATCTTGCATTAATGCAGGACATCCATATTTATAATACCTATTATCCATATATTAATAATATTTAGATATTTTTTTCTAGAATATTATTAATTAATTCTTGTTTTGTTTTATTTTTATAATTACCATTAATATTTTTATCAATATTAATATTTAATTTGTTAGCTATTTGTTGTAATTCAGTTAATTTTAATTTTATTAAATTTTTTTCATCATAATTAAAATTATTATTAATTTTATAAGATATATTACTTTTTATACTTGTTATACTTTTATTACTTTTATTACTTTTTATACTTTTTATTTCACTCTCATCAGATTTACTTAAAATTTCAGCTATATTTGAATTTTGAGTATAACTATCATTATCATTAGAATAAATTGCAATATGTGCATCTTCTTTATTTTTTTTTATTATAATAGGTGGAATATTATTAGATGTTAAATTATTTATTAAATTAATTTTATTATTTAAATTTTCTATTCTTATATTTTGAATAGAATTATTTTCTTCTAAAATATTAATTTTTTTAATTAAATCTGAAATATCTTTATTAATAAAATAAAGTACAAAAATAATACCTAATATAAATATAAATTTATAATCAAATATTCTCATATTATTAATATAAAAAATATATTCTTATATACATAAACTCAATAAAAAAAATATAATATTTTTTTTTATAATATAATATATATATAAATGTTTTTTTCTAAAAATGATATTTCTAAAACTCAAACCGATGTATGTTTAATTGTTACAATTTTAGTAGTATATAATTTTTTTTATTTTCAAAATAAAAGTTTTAATTATAATTTTGATTATGAAAAAATGTTTTTATTTGCAAGTGTTATAGGATTTATTTTACATGGTTTATTAACTAATAAGGTTAGTTCTTTTATTACTAAAATGTTAAATATTAATAGTGACAATGCAATTTTTAATACAATTCATGATATAATAAAATTTGGTACTTTATTCATTACACAACAATTAATAACTAAAGGTTTTTCATATGATAATATTTTACTTGATACAAATTGGCAAATGGAATCATTAGGATTTTTAGTAGGGTATACATTATTTAATTTTATTCAAATTGCATTACCGCCAATTGGAACAAGTATAGGTCCTGAATTTAATCGTTTATATTTAGATGGTTTTAAATTTACAATGGGTTTTATAATATCTCAATATATGAAAACTAATGAATTTACAATGACAGATTTTATAATGTTAGGAGTTTATTTAATAGGTTGGTTAATTTTCCATACATTTTCAGTTAAATTAATTATACCAGTTAATGAACTTATGGAGAAAAATTTAGGTATTACTTCTTATGCAAATTTTAAAGATGAATAAATATATTTTAATTTAAAAACTAATTATAATTAATTTTATAAATATATGACAGGAGGATTATTACAAATTGTAACTTCTGGTAAACAAGATTTTTATTTAACTACAAAACCAGAAATAACATTTTTTAAAAAAGTATATAAAAGACATATAAATTTTTCTATAGAATTAAAAGAAATATTACCTGAACAAGATATTAATTATAATAGTTTAATATCATTTAATATTAATCATGCAGATGCATTACATAGATGTTATTTAGAAATTGAATTACCTTATTTATCATTTTCCGACAATTTAATTACTAATAGTACATATATAGCATCAAAACAACTTAAACTAAATAATTTACAATTAAAAAAAAATAAATGGAATAATTATTATACAAATTTACAAAATTTTATTAATATTGAATTACAATTATATATTATTATTAATAATTTATTAATAATTAATAATATAAATATAAATATTATAATTAATGATACTATTAATTTTAATTATATTAATAAAAATGTAAAAGATAAATATAAAAATAATATTGATCCATTTGTATTAAATTTGATAGATATTACATCATATATATTAAATAATATTAATAATACAACTACAAATAATATAATTTTAGATAATATAAATTTAAAATATAATAATATGGTTAATTATTTATCTTATTATAATAGAAAAATAAATTATTATAATAAGTTAATTAATAAATTAACTCAAGAAAATCAAATAAATTTTAATTTTGCAGAATATTTAGGACATAATTTTTTTCAATATTTTATATTAGAAATAGGAGGTCAAGAATTAGAAAAATATTCAAATGAATTTTTACATATTCATCAAATGCATTCTATTAAAGAAGATTATATAAATAATTATTTTGAAATGATTGGTCATACAGATGATTTAAATAAATATAATAATAATCCAAAAGGAAATAAAAAAATAATTGTTCCATTAATTTTTTATTTTAATAGAGATTCCGGTTTAAGTTTACCAATAGTAGCAATGCAATATTCTACTATTAAAATTAGTACTAAACTTAATGATATTAAAAATATTATATGTTTTGCAGATTATGAATATATTTATAATGATATAATTGATTTATATTTAGAAAATGATAATGATTTTATTTTAGATTCTAATTATATAATTAATGATCAGTTACTTTATAAAAAATTTAATATAGATATTTATAATAAAATTATTCATTATGAATGTTTATATATTAATAATGAATTATTAATTAAAAAATTTCCAGATATTACTAATACTGAAATAAATTATATTTTAACTAATTATGGTTTACTATATGATGAATCATTTATATTAAATATTAATAAAAATTATAAATTTACAAATCAATTAGATTATTATTTAATTGATAAATATCATTGGATTAAATTTATGATAAATATTAATTCGTATTCCCAACTTTATAATTCATATAATATTTCATCATATTATCCTTTTATTGATTATAATTTATATTATAGTTTAATTGATATACCTCAAATAAAATTAATTGGAGAATTTATATATTATGATGATCTTGAAAGAGGTAAATTTGCTGATTCTAAATTAGAATATATTGTTGAAATATATAATGAAAATATTTATAATATACAAAAATCAACATATGAATGTGATATTAATATTGATATTCCATGTAAAGAATTATTATGGTATATTAAACCAAATTTATTTATTAATTCAATAAATAAATTTGGACAAAATTTAAATTTATTATTTAATATATCAAAATATTTTTCAAATAAATTAATTACATACCAAAATATCAGTATAGAAAATAATGTAATATTAATAGATCAAGTTGATGATAATTATTATACTTATTTATTATCATATAAATATTTAAATAATATATTACCAAATGATATTTATTATTATTCATTTTGTTTATATCCAGAAGAAATGCAACCATCGGGTACAATTAATTTTAAATATATAAAAGGAAAAAAATATAGTATTATTATTAATAAGGATTTTATTAATGAATATAATAATTTATTAAATTTATTATATTCAGATAATAGTAATCAAGGATATACTCTAAAAATATTGTCTAAATGTTATAATTTATTAGTTATTAATAAAGGTACTGCTAATTTATTATTTAGTAATTATTAATTTAAAAATATTTTTTTAATATAAATTAAAACTTTTTCTTTTTAAACAAATATTTATACACATTATTAATTAATAATATGTATAAATATATTAAATATAACACAACTTTATTAAAAATAATTAAATCTAATCAAAAAAATAATATTTATAAATTAATAAATAATGATGATGAAAATAATAATGAGGATAAGTTAAATCATGATATTATTTTAAATAGAACAATTAATAGATTACGTTATATTAATATTTATGATGATATATTAAATTTTTCAAAATATATTAAACAAGAAATTGATAGTATTTATTATTCTATTTTAAATCATGATATTTATGAAAACTTTAAAAATATTTTTAATAAAACTATAAATAATAAAATTAAAATATTTAATAGTTTTTCAATATTTTTAAATATGTATTTGAAATATTACAAAAATATATATTTTATTGAAGATATTTTAAAAAAAAAATATAAAGAATTTTATTTCTGCAAACTTAATAAAACCAATAAATTAATAAAAAGTAATATCATTAATGAAATAGATATTAATTATAATACTTTAATAAAAAAATGTAAATATATTTTTTATAATATTAAAAAATATATTAATTATAAAATTAATGATATTAATATTATTGAACAAAAAATTAAAATTAAAATATTTAATATGTGTTTAATTAATAAATTTACTAGAATATATTTTAATATTCATGATATGGATATTAAATTAATTAATTATAATTCTATTATTATAAAATTAAAAAGTTATGATTTAAATCCAATTATTAATATTATTAAATCATTTATTAATACTAATACAGAACTATTTACTTATTGGATTAGATTTACTTAATTAAATTTATAAAAGTAATAATTCTAAATTATTTAAAATTTTTATATAAAAATTATATAAAATTAATATATAATTTAAAATATTATTAAATTTATCAAAAATAGTAGTTAGATATTTAATAATATTTTTATGTGATAATTTATTATAATCACTTACTTTTATTAAAGGTATTTTTAAATACTGAAATAATATAGGGCCAAATAATTTTAATAATAATAATAATCTATCTTTTATACTTTCATTTATTTCATATAAACTGAGATTATCATTATTTAATATTTCTTTTAATTTATAATGAAAAGGTAAATCACCTCTTACACAATCATATATTATTAATAATTTATTTTTTAAATCATTAATATGATTAAATTCTTCATATTTATTTAAATTATTAAAATTATTATTATTATATAATAAACTCCAATTATTAATTTTAATATTTAATTCTTCTAAATATTTTTCTAATTGATAATAATTTTTAATAAAATTATAAGATTTTAATTTATTTTGTAATTTATCTTTTAATAAATATATTATATTAATTTTAATATAATTAAATGATTTGGATAATTTATATTTAGATATATTTTCTTTTAATATAATATAAAATATTTCATCATTATTTTTATTTAATAAAGTTAATAAATTATTTTGTAATTCAATATCTAATAAATAATTTAATTTTTCTAAAATTAATAAATTATCTAAATCATTTAATTCATTTATATCATCTAAATTATCTAAATTATCATCTAATTTATATAAATTATTTATATTAAATATATCATTATCGTCTATTTCATCTTGATTAGTGTGATCTACATCATCTATTTCAGTATCACTAATATCATCATAGTCTATTTCATTATCATCTATATCATTATTATTTTTATTATCATTTAATTCATTATCATTTAATTCAGTATCATTTATATTATTTATTTTATTTGTATCTTTTATTTCAGTATCATTTATATCATTATCATTTATTTCATTATCATTTATATCTTTAATTTCATTTATATCTTTAATTTTATTTATATCTTTAATTTCATTTATATCTTTTATTTCATTATCATTTATTTCATTATCATTTATTTCATTATCATTAATATCTTTAATTTCATTTATATCTTTTATTTCAGTATCATTTATATCTTTTATTTTATTTATATCTTTTATTTCATTATCATTTATTTCATTATCATTAATATCTTTAATTTCATTATTAATTTTATTATTATTTAATTCATCAATATTATTTATTATAATATTATAATATTCATCATCTTGTTGAGTTAAATATTTATTATTATTTATAATAGTATTATCAATTTTTATTTTTTGAATATTTAATCCATAGTTATTATAATTATATATTGAATTCATATATTATTATTATAATTAAATATATTTAAATATATTATATATATTAATTTAATGTTAGATCCATTAAGTACTATAATTAAATTAGCATTATTAAATAAATATAATAATGGTGTAAAAATATCAATACAATATAATATAATATATATTCAAAAAAAAAGTTGTTATCAAGGTTTATTAAGATGGTTTAATAGTGATAGTAAAAAAGATTTAGATAAACTTTTTAATCCTATAATTTATGCTTGTCAAAAATATTTAATTAATAATATTTATCCTAATATAAATATTATTTTTGAATATGCAATAAAAGGATTAGATAAATTAATAAATACTTATAATAATGATACTATTATATCTAATTATTTAAAATATTTATCACTTATAATTAATTATTTTTTAATAAAATTTAATAATAATTTAGAGTATATTATTAATGATGATTTAATTTATAAACCTATATTTAATAGTAATAATATGTATGATATTTATTTTAATAAATATCATTTATTAAAAATAGATTTTAATTATATAAATTATATTTGGACAGATACGATGATAAATGATTTAATTATATTATTTCAATCTTTTTATAATTCTAAATTATATATTTTAATAGATCAAATAAAAAAATTTATTATAAAAATAGATTTATTATATTATAAAAATTATTATAAAAATATTTAATTTATATTAAAAAATAAATCATAATAAAAAAATATAATATAGTTTAATTAATGCATAAAAATCAAAATTATAATTTAATACCAGAAAGAATAATTAATATTAAAAATATTTTAGATAATAAAAATATTGAATCTATATTAGATTTTAAAGAAAATTTATTTATAAATGATACTAATAATAATTCTGAAGATATAAGAGATTTATTACCTAAAAAATATATTGATTTTGGTAAAGCTATAAATGATTTAGGTGGTAAATTATTATATATTAAAAGTGGTTCAACTGGTCATACTTTTAAAGGTATACATTTTGATGAATCTAATAAAATTATAGAAAATAAAGAATCATATGCTGTTAAAATAGTTGCATATCCAAAAAAAGAAAATTATGGAGATATGTATAATATTAAAAGACCTGAAAATGCTGAAATTTTAATGATAAAAATATTATCAAATTTTGTAATAAATAAACAAACTCCACATATTGTATTACCAATTACTACATTTAATACAAGTATTAAACCATTTTTAGATTTAACTAAATCAAATATTGTAAATAATAAAAAATTTGAACAATTTGTTGAAAAATATGATAAAGGTGAATATTATCAAAATGTATCAGTTTTAATAAGTGAATGGGCTAATAGTGGTGATTTATTAGATTATATGAGAAAAAATTATAAAACATTTAAATTAAAAGATTGGAAAATAATATTTTTTCAAATATTATCAGTATTAGCAATTATTCAAGCAAAATATCCATCATTTAGACATAATGATATGAAAGCTAATAATATATTAATTCATACAATTAATTCTAATAATAATACTAAATATTTATATAAAATTAATAATCAAATATATGTAATATATAATATAGGTATTCAAATAAAATTATGGGATTTTGATTTTGCATGTATTAAAAATGTTGTAGAAAATTCAAAAGTTAATTCTGAATGGACTAATAAAATAAATATTTCATCTAATGAAAATAAATATTATGATATACATTATTTTTTTAATACTTTATATCGTAAAGGATTTTTTCCAGAATTATTTACGGCTCCTGAAATACCAGATAAAGTTAAAAAATTCATTAAAAGAATTATACCTGATAAATATATGAATGGTAAATATATTTCTGATAGAGGTAGAATTTTAGTAGCTGATGAATATACTACTCCTGATAAAATATTAAAAGAAGATAAATTTTTTAAATCAATTAGAAGATAATTAAGATGATTCAGTTGCATTATCAGATATATTTATATTACTAGGTATTAAACTATTATCAGTATCATATCCATTTACTATTTTATTATCATTTATAATAAATATATCATTTACAGTTTTATTCATATTATTATTAATTTTTTTCATTTTTTGTTTAGACATAGTTTGAGAATTATTATCAATTATTCTAATATTTAAAATTACAAATACTTCATTATTAAATGAAATATCATTTTTTAAAAATAACTCAATATAAAAATATATTTTATTAATTGGTCTATTATTTTTTAAAAATACATCTGATACAAATCTGAATGATTCTATCTCTTTGCCTCTTGGATTAATATAATAATAAATCTTATCTAATAATTTTATATTTTTAAATAAATAATTATTACTACCTGAACCTTGTTTAATATCAGAGTCATTATTTAATATAGTATTTAAAAATACTAATATTTGTTTTTCAAAACTATAGTCTGCTGGTATTCTATTACTATTTGATGTAGTTAATTCATAAATATTTACATTTGGAGTTACTAAATTAGTTAAAAAAAAATAGATATTATTCATATCAGGGTTATATTTATAATTATGATATGGATAATCTAATTGTCCAAAATTTGGAATGTCTGGTGTATTTGAATAAACTCCTCTTTTATTAGTATAAGTTAATCCCATAAATGGCTCCATATTATTTTTACAATTATTTATAAAATTTTTTAAAGTTTCTAATATGGTTCCATTTGTTATATAATTTAAACCTATTAATAATATAACTAATATTAAAATTTGATTAAATAAATTCATAGTATATTGTAATATAACTAGATATTATTTTTTTTATTTAAATTCATATAATTAAAAAAATTGATAAATTATAATATTGAATTTATATTATAATTTATTTTATTACAAAAATACTTTTATAAATACTGGCTTATTATTATTGAATTAAACTAAAAAATGACAACTGGTAAAGTTAAAGTAGGTAGATGCATTCCTCATAAATATTTTACACCAGAATTTAATGGATATTCTTCAATAATAGTAATGGTTAAAAAACATAATAATGATGAACAATATGGTGATATATCTCCATATTATATAAAAGTTCAAGTACCTGGATTTCCTAATGGAGTTATACATGAAAATTATTGGCAATTCTTAAAGGTATATAATAGTGTTGAGCCTATTGAATCTACATTTTCATTAAAAGATACTAGAATTGCTTGGAAACATGAAGGTTGTATTCAACTTGATGAAGATAATAATATAACTCCAGCATGGAATGATTGGAGATTAAGAGGATTTGCATCAAATAATTATATTAGATTTCCAGTTGGATCTAATCCTAAAAAAAGAGCATCATGCCAATTTGCATTAACATTAAATACTGATGGATCAGTTAATACTGATAATAAACTAGATTATGTTCAATCACGTAAACAAACATATGTTACAAAATATTGTGAAAATGTAAAAAATCATAATTTATTTTTAGAATTAAAACAAAGACTATTAAATGGTGAAAATCTTTTAATAATAGAACCTGATGGTCCTCATCAAGAATCATTATTATATTATAAAAATAAATATAATGTTAATAATGATTTTATTATTAATCATACAGTTGATGTAACAATTGAAAATATGCAAATTTTAATTAATGATACTAAACATGCATTTGGACATGGATATTGTTTGGCAATGGAATTATTAGAAATTACAGAATCAGTTATTAATTTATAATCTAATTATTATATATTTTTTTATACTTTATAAATATTTAATTAGATAAGAATATATTTATAAAATTAGGCATATTTATAAATGTTATATCACCTGTATAATTAGTTACACTTATAATTTCTAATTTAGGTAAATCTTCTAATTTTATAGGTTTACTAAAATTAGGTTTTTTAATTATAATTGATTTTAATTTTTGTAAATTTTTTAAATTTATATCACTATCAAAATCTTTATCAAATATTATTTCTTCTAATTCAGGTAAGTCTTCTATTTTTTTTTCTGAGACTGCTGTACAATCCATAATATTACAATTACCTTTAATATTTATTTTTGTTAATTTTGGTAAATGTGGTGATGTAGTTGTATTTAATACAAGAGACTGTATAACCATGCCTGGGGGGGGGGGCACACCTAAGTTTTTACTAGTTGAATCATTAATTGTTAATTCTTTTAAAGTATCAGATTTAATCATATACTTATTTCCTAGTGCTACTAGTGCTGGTATTGCTTGTAGTGCTTGTAGTGCTGGTATTGCTTGTCGTACTGGTAGTGATAGTTGTGCTACTATTGCTAGTGATATTGCGCGTGTTGCCGGCGCCATCGCTAAGTCGTCTATATTAGTAATCTTATCAAAAATTTCTAAATTAGTTAAATTTTGAATTAAAGATAATGTTAATATTTCTTCTTGTAGAATATGAGGGGTTAATATATTTATATGTTTAATTTTATCTTTAAAATCTGTATAAAAATGATCTACAAATACTTGATCAAAGTCCTTATAATGATCTATATTTAATGTATTATTGTGAATTAATATATTATCTCTAAAAAAATTTTGAGTAAAATCAGTTGCAGGTGGAGCTGCAGGTGTTCCAAAATTACCACCTGTTAAATGCATATATTTTTTTTTATATTTTAAATATTTATAATAATAATTCATTTTATATATATTATAATAGATTTAATTTATAAAATTTATCATAATCATTTTGATTATCATCAAGTTTTAAATGATTAGAAAATAATAAATTTATATAATTTGTCATATTTTTTAATTGTAGAGTACCTTTAAAATTAACTGGAAGATCTATTTTTTCTAATTTTGGTAAGTTTTCTAACATAATTGATTTATTAAAATCAATACTATATTATTATCATAATTGTTATCAAATATAATTTCTTCTAATTTATTTATTTTTTCAATAAAAAAAAGTTGCGTATTGTTATATGTTCAATCATTTATTATTATTTTCTATATATATATTTCTATTTAGACTAACGCCACTAAATATTAATTTATGTGAATATTTATAAGACTCATCTATATAAATATTACCAATATTAGAAAATATATGGAATAGTTTAGTAACATTTGGAAAGCTTAAAAAAAATTCAAATAATTAATTATAAAATCCTTAGTTAATAGTTTTATATGTTTAATTTTATTTAAAAATAATAATAAATATTTTGTTTTTGTTATGTCATTTAAATTACTAATACTATTAATTGTAAGAATGTCCTTAATTAGATAAAAATATATTTATAAAATTATACATTTTTATAAATGTTATATTACCTGTATAATTAGTTACACTTATAATTTCTAATTTAGGTAAATCTTCTAATTTTATAGGTTTACTAAAATTAGGTTTTTTAATTATAATTGATTTTAATTCTGGTAATTTTTTTAAATTTATATGACTATCAAAATTCTCATCAAATATTATCTCTTCTAATTTAAGCAAGTCTTCTATTTTTTTTTCTGGTACTGATGTACAATCCATAATATCACAATTATCTTTAATATTTATTTTTTTTAATTCTGATAAATGAGGAGATGTAGTTGTATTTAATAAAAGTGTAGATGTGCTAACTGTACCTATAGGAATATTTAAATTATTGATTGTTAATTCTTTTAAAGTGTTAGATTTAATCATATACTTATTTGGAGGTGGTGCTGGTAATGCTGGTAATGCTGTTAATAATGGGTGTATTATTGTTACAGATGGACGCATTCCAGGTGGAAAGACACCAGGAGGATAGGTATTAGTAAGGGTGTAAGAAATTTCTAAATTAGTTAAATTTTTAATAATCTGTAACAAGTTTAGTTCACTTTGTATAATATGAGGAGTTAATATATTTATATGTTTAATTTTATCTTTAAAATCTGTATAAAAATTATCTTCAAATACTTGATCAAAGTCCTTATAATGATCTATATTTAATGTATTATTGTGAATTAATATATTCTCTCTAAAAAAATTTAGAGTAAAATCAGTTGCAGGTGCAACTCCAGGTGTTCCAAAATTTCCACCTGTTAAATGTATATATTTTTTTTTATATTTTAAATATTTATAATAATAATTCATTTTATATATATTATAATAGATATAATTTATAAATTTTATCATATTCCTTTTTAATTTTCATTAAGTTTTAAATAATTAGAAAATAATAAATTTATATAATTTGTCATATTTTTTAATTGTAGAGTACCTTTAAAATTAACTGGAAGATCTATTTTTTCTAATTTTGGTAAGTTTTCTAACATAATTGATTTATCAAAATCAATATTTTTTACTATTATTAATTTTAATTCAGGATTATCAATTAATACTATATTATTATCATAATTGTTATTAAATATAATTTCTTCTAATTTATTTATTTTTTCAATAAAAATAGGTTGACTATGGTCAAATGTCCAATCATTTATTATTATTTTTTTTAAATTAATACAACTATTATTTTCTATATATATATTTCTATTCAAATAAATGCCACTAAATATTAATTCATGTAAATTGTTATAAGAATCATCTATAGAAATATCACCAGTTCTAGAATAAGATGGAATAGTTAGTTTAGTAACATTTGGCAACTCTAAAAAAAATATTAAATGATTAATTGTAAAATCATTAGTTACTAGTTTTACATGTTTAATTTTATTTAAAAAATCTGGATAAATATTGTTTTTTGTTATTTCATTTAAATTACTAATACTATTAATAGTAAGCATGTCATTAACTATAATATTTTTTTTATAAAAATCTAGAGAAAAATCATCAGGATTAGTACCAAAATTACCACCTTTTAAAAATAAACATTTATTTTTATATTTTATATATTTATTATAGTAATTCATTATATATATATATATATATATATACTTTTATTAAATTTACATATTATATAATTCTAGTCCATTTGATGAAAATAACTATATTCTGAATATTTATTTATATTAATATTTGTATCATTAGTTAAAAATATTATTTTATTCTTTTTTTTGATATAACTAATTATTTTTAAATCATTTAATAATTCAACAAAAAGATAAGTTATCCAATTATTAATGTCATAATTACTATTTATTTGTAATTTTTTACTTAATTCTGCTTGTATAATACCATTTGTATGTTGTAATATATCAATAATATTTTTATAAATAATTAATAAGTTATCTTTAATATTTAGTTTAGCAATATCTATATTAATTTCTTCATATATATAATCATCTAATATATATTTTACTGAATATGATACTATATGATCACTTTTAACATTAGGTGATGATAAACCTAATTTTAAATTAGTTTCTTTATTAGAAAAATTATAGTGTCTTTTAATATTTTTAATAATTTTTATTATATTTTTCAATGCATAATTTATGTTAATATTAGTAGATAAAGATTGTGTATTCATTTATAATTAATATATAAATTTTAAATATATAATTATTTCAATTTTATTAGACATATTTATAATATAATTTATTAATAAATACTATTTTAAATAATACAATTAAAAATAATTAATTAAATAATCTAAATAGTATAAATTTATTATTAATTTTTTAAATGATTAGAAAATAATAAATTTATATAATTTGTCATATTTTTTAATTGTAGAGTACCTTTAAAATTAAATGGAAGATCTATTTTTTCTAATTTTGGTAAATTTTCTAACATAATTGATTTATCAAAATCAATATTTTTTACTATTATTAATTTTAATTCAGGATTATCAATTAATACTATATTATCATTATATTCTTCATTAAATATAAGTTCTTCTAATTTATTTATTTGTTTAAATTTAAAATTAGGAGATATATTAAATTTTCCATTTATTATTATTTTTTTTAAATTAATACAATTAGTATTTATAGATAAATTATTAGGAAATGAACTATTATTATTAGTTAATATAATTAATTCATTAAAATTTTTAAAAGGATTATCTACAATTATAAACTTGTCAATAATAGTAAAACCGAATACATAACTAAGTATAGTTAATTTATTAACAGCTGGTAACATTAAAAAAAAATTTAAATCATTGCCAGCAAAATTACTAGTTAATATTTCTACATGTTTAATTTTATTTAAAAATTCCGGATTAATATTTTGAGTTGTTATTTCATCTAAATCATTAACATCATTAATAGTAAGTGTGTCATTGACTATAATATTTTTTTTATAAAAATCTAGAGAAAAATCATCAGGAATATTAGTACCAAAATTACCACCTTTTAAAAATAAAAATTTATTATAGTAATTCATTATTATATATAAGTATATAAAAATTGATAATAATTAATATATAAATATAAATTATTAATAATAAATTAATGGGTGTACCTGGATTTTTCTTATGGTTAATTAAAAATTACAAAAATAAAAAATTAATATTTAATAAAGATATTATATTAAATAATGTACATGCTGACTCAGATATTGATTTGATAAATAAAATAAATAATATAGATTATTTATTATTAGATACAAATTGTTTAATACATCCTATGTGTTATTCAGTAATAAATGAAAATAATGATTTAACTGATATTGATAAATTAGAAGATTTAATGATATTAAAAATATTAGAATATATTGAAAAAATATATGAATATGTAAATCCTAAAAAAGGAATTTATATTGCAATTGATGGAGTTGCACCAGTAGCTAAAATTAAACAACAACGTATTCGTAGACATAAATCAATATCTGATAAACAAGTATGGGATAATATAAAAAAAAAATATAATAAAGAAATTACAAATTCATGGAATAGTAATGCTATAACTCCAGGAACTAAATTTATGGATAAATTACATAATGCTTTTGTAACTTTTATAAAAAAAGAAAAAATTAATAATTTAAATATAATATATTCATCATATTTAACACCAGGAGAAGGAGAACATAAATTATTACAATATATTAATAATAATATAAATTTATCATATGTTATTTATGGGTTAGATGCTGATTTAATATTTTTATCTTTAACAACTCATTCATCTAATATATTTTTATTAAGAGAATCAAATGAAATAAATAAATTTAATACTGAAGACATATTAAATTATGTAAATATAGAAATATTAAGAGAATTAATAGTATCAACAATAAAAAAATATATAATAAAAGAAATTAATATATTACCAGAATTAAATAATAATTTAGATTTTTCTCATTGGGTTAATAATATAGATAATAATCAATTAATTAATGATTTTATATGTATATGTTATTTATTAGGAAATGATTTTATTCCCCATATACCAAGTTTAGAAATTTATGATAATGGAATAGAAACGCTAATAATAAATTATGCCAAAATTTATATAGAATTAAATTTATTAAATACTCAAAATAATAATAATACTGGTATAATTCAAAAAGAATGTAATATTAATTATATTTTTTTTAAAAAAATAATTAATAATTTAAGTTTAGAAGAAGAATATATATTAAAAAAAAATTATAATAAAAAATATAAACAATGTTATGATACTGATCCATATCAAAAAGAATTATTTAAGATTGAAAATATACAATTTAAAATAAATGATCCTGTAAAATTAGGTTCAGATAATCATAACGAATGGAGGTTAAGATATTATAAACATTATTGGAATATAAATAATAATGAAATTGAAGAATTTAGTAAAGAATTAGTAAAACAATATTTAATAGGAATAAAATGGATATCATTATATTATTTTGATAAATGTCCATCATGGAATTGGTATTATCCATATAATAATCCTCCATTTATATCTGATATAGATAAATATATGAATTTATTTGATTTTAATAATTATAATTTTGAATTAGGTAAACCATTAAAACCATTTATACAATTATTAATAGTATTACCATATTCATCAAATTATTTATTACCAATCCAATTAAGAAAATTAATAATTAATCCAAAATCATCAATTTCTCATTTTTATATTAAAAATTTTGAACAAGATTTTATTAATAAAAAAAAATATTGGATGGCTATACCAATATTACCTAATTTAGATATTAATAAAATAAAATATTATTTTTATAAATATAAAAATGAATTAAATGATATTGATAATAATAGAAATATTTTTATTGATATTATTACAAATTAGATAATATAAATATTTTCATTAAACTAAAAATAATTAATATTTATTTTTAATTAACATATTATCAATTATTTTTTTATTATTATAATGTATATTTAATAAAAAAGCAAATATTAAAAGAATAGTTAATGATATATCTATATTAATTGTATATATTATAATTAAAATAATTAATAATTTTAAAAAATTATTAATATTAAAATTAATAGTAGGAATTAATAGTATATATATAATTATTATTAATTTAAAAATATTAATATAATCTTGAATATTCATTTTATATATAATATTATAGATTTTAATTTAATTTAATCATCATAACCATGTAAAACTTCAGCCATTTGATCATTATCTGGATCATTTTCATCATTATAATCATCAATATCTAATGCATCAAAAGTTTCTTTAGCATCATATAATTCATCAGCTACATTTGGATCATCAATTTCATTTTTAGATAATAATTCTTGATAATATCCAGATCCTTTTATAATATCATCATTATCAATTTGATTAAGTAATAAATAATCAAATTTTCTAATATTATAATTAGAATAAGGTATATAATAAATGTTAAATAAGTAATTAATAATTGTAATAATTAATATAACTATTTCTGTTTTAATAGGTACTTTTGAATCCTGAGATTTAGTATCAATATTTTTAAAATTATTTAAATCTAATAATAAATTAAAATTATAAATTAAATAATATATTAATTTAATATCAGTATTATTTAATTTATTTATTAAATTAATATCAATATAATTATAAATTATATCATTTTTATTAAAATTTTTAATTTTTTTTATAAATAAATTATTTAAAATATAATCATGATATTTAAATATTTTATTTTTAGAATCTGATGTAATAATTGTTTTAAATTTAGAAATATTATCATTAATAATTTCTTTTTCTTTTATATCATATTGTGAAGTTATTTTTATTTTATTTTTAATATTTTGAATAATTGATTGACATCTAATTATTAAATGTTTTAAATTTTTTATTCTATTTCTAATAATAATATTAATAATATCATTAATTTTATCATTATTTAATTTATTAATATCAGTATCATTAGTATCATTAATATAATTATTAATATCAAAATTTAAATCAGCATATTTAATATTATAATTAATATTTTGATATCCTAATAATAATATATTATCTTTAATTGATAATTCAATTTTAATAAAAACATTTTTACCAGTTTTAATTATTTTAATATTATCTTCAGAATATCCTAAATATTGTAATGAAATATAATCATAATATACATAAGATTTATTTAATTTATCATAATAATATAATATTTTTTTATTAAAAAATTTATGATTAATAATATTTATTTTATTATCAGAAGATAAAATAATAATTTCATTTTTAATATAATTTCCATATTGATCATGATCAATAATATAAATTGTTTCTTTTAAATAGATAGTTTTATTATTAATTTTAATTTTAGGACCAATTATATCAATTAATCTATTAATAAATTTATCAATATAATTAATAAAATTATTACTTATATTATCTTTATTAGTTGATTTTTTAATATCATTAATATATTGTTTTTTAAATTTTTTAATAATTTTATTAATTTTATGTTCAGTATTTAACATAGATTTGCTATAATTAATCATATTATTAATATGAATTAATGCTATTTCATTAGAATTATTATTTAAATTAGATTCTAAATTTAATAAATCCTTAGTAGAAGGTTTATAATCAGTTAAATTAATTTTACAAATTTTACATTTATTATTTTCAATATCGTGCACATTACCTGAAATACAATATTTTAATGATAATTTATTTAAATTTACAAATTTGAGCTTTTCTAAAATATTATTATTATTTTTATTATTAAAAAATTTAATTAAATTATTATAAGATTTATTACATAATGAACAATATAAATCATTATCTTTAAAAATCCATTCATGAAATTTTCCATCATCACAATTAGTTAAAATTGTAAAATTATTATTAATATAATTTTTTATTTTACTTGGTTGTTTAACTGTCATTACATTAAAATATTTAGGAATATCATAAAAATTATTATTAAAATCATAATCTAAATTTATATATTCAATATTTTTTTTTTTAATAGATATTTTATTAGTATCTTTATCATAAATAATATTTTCATTATTTTTTTTTTCTAATTGTTTAATAATATTATCATCACTAAAAATTGTATTAATTTTTATATTTAATTTTGTAGTAAACATTACATAAAAAAAATTAGAATTTGATTCTAAATTAGCTTCTATAATACTATTAATTAAATCAATTAGGGTATGAATTACTGTTTTTTGTAAATTAATATTAAATAATAATTTATTTTTATTATTAATATCTGAACTATTATATAACCATATTTTATGAGTTATAACTTGGCCACTTAAATAATATATAATATATGATAATAATGGCAGTTTATTATATGATATTTTTTCTTTTTGATTTTTTCTTAAAAATAAATTATTAAAAAAAGTATCATTAATTTTATTAAATAAATAAAAATTATATTGTTTATCTTCTTTTAAATTAATTATCATACCTGAATTAAATTCACTTAAATATATTAATAATAAATATGCAATAATATTATTATATTTAATAATTTTATAATAATCAGTATCAGCAGAACTAGTTAAAAATATTTCATCTTTTAATTCAAAAAAAAATAAATTAGTTAAATCTTTATTTATACCATATTTTTTACTAGATTCTTCAATTCTATTTTTAGGTTGATTTTTTAACCAATCATTATGAACTAATAATAAATCAATAACATCTTTAATTATCATTCTTCTTTTTAATTTTATAACTGACGTATTTCCAATAAAATTAGGTACATTAATTACTGATGACATTTTTTCTATATTTTTATCTATATTTTTAATAATTTTTGTATATTTTGAATATTTTGATATTTCTTCTAAATTTTGATTAACAGCCATTGATGTAGTTAAAAATATATCTAATTCTTCAACATAAGTACCTTCAAATACATATTTTTGTATTGGTACAATTTCATTACAACTTTTACATATATATTTATCTAATTTATTAACTTTAATATATTGTTTAACAAAATTAAATACTGCTTGATTAAAATTATCTGTATTTTTTGACATTGATAAAATATTTTTCCATTTAATATGATGATTACAAATTGCAAAATTATCTTTAATATTTTGTAAATTTATTTCAAAATTATTAAAATTTAATTTGATAAAATTAATATTTTCTTTTTCAATTTTAACAATAGGTAATTTAATAATATTATCTCTTTTACCAGGTAACAGTGAATCAACTTCATCTTCAATAATATCAATTTCTTTAATATTATTAACTAATATTTTTAATATTATATTATTTTTAATATTAGGTACTAAATCAAAATTAAAATATTTACTATATTTTTTAAAAAATCTAAATATTGTATTTGTATTAATATTTGTAATATTTTTAATATTATTATTTAATTTGTTTGAGATTAAAATTATATAATTATTATATAATTCTTGTAATAATATATTAATATTATTTTCTATATTATCATTATAATTAATATAATTATTTAATATAGGTTTATCAGTCTTATTATTAAAAATCCAATAATATAAATTATTTTTTTTTTCAAATGTATCTATCATTTTATTATTAAATAAAATAAATCCATTTTCATTTTCTTTTTTTTTTACATTATGTAATTTTGAAGTTTTAATATTATTTAATGATATTTTAGATGGATTCCATATTATTCCTATTACATTTATATCTATATTTTCATTACTAATACGTAAATCTAAAAAATTATCATTATTATTTTTATATTTTAAATTTATATCTCTTACACATTGAATAGTTTTATTAGGTTTAATTTTTAAACCATTATTTTTAAAATCTTTAAAATTAATATAAGCATATTTTCTTATATTAATTAAATCTATATATAATTCATAATCACTTATATTTTTTGCATTTTCTAATTTACTTATTATTTTTATTTCTTCATTATTATTATATAATACAGCCATTCTAGGATCAATCATTTTATAAAACATATTAATTACTTCTAATTTTAATTTAGGATTATTATCTAAAATTGATGAATATAAATTTTTTATATTATATATTTTATTTATTATATATTTTATTTTAGTATCATATCTATTTTTAATTTCTTCATTACCTGATATATTATCAACATATTTTTCAGTATCTTTATGATATCTTAAAAAATCTTCAGTTATTGGTATAATAATTTTATTATTAAATAAATAATTAATAAAATTATTTTCTTCATTTGCTATATAGTTATCATATACTTTCATTTCTTCTAAATATTCATAAATTTCTTCAGATAATTTTGGATTTAATTTTTGCATATTAACAAATTTTTGAATATAATAAAAATCTATTATTTTATTTTCATTAACTACAACTATTTCTATATATTTATATTCTATATTTAAATTTAAATTATCATTTATAATTTTTATTAAATCTATTTTATCTTCTTTCAAATATATTTCTTTATAAATTAATGTAAATATTAAATTATGAAAATTATTTTGAGATAATAAATTATTTATTATATAATCTTCATCATTAATTTCATTAAAAAAATATATTACATTCTCGTATTTTAATATATTATTAGCTAATATTAATTTTATTTTATCAAATAATTTAAATTCTTGCAATCCTAATATTTTTTTTATAATATCATAAAATTTTATTATTTTTGAATTATTTTCACTATTATAAAAATTTTCTAATTGATAAGACGCATCTTTTTGATATTTACTTGATTCAATTAAATTTATTATATATAAATCTCTATTTTCTTTATAATTAAATCCTATACCTAAATATATATAAAATGCAATATATCTTTTTATAAGATCTATTATATAATCATAATAATTATCATTTTTAATAATATCTAAAATTTCATTTTTATTTATTTTTTTATCAATAAATTTTTTAATATGTAATAATATTAAATTTTGATATTTAACATAATTAATATCTTCTATTTTTTCAAAAAAAGTTTCACTAATATTAAATTTATTCATTTCATCTAATATATTTTTTATAAATTTATCTAAATTATTTATATTCATTATATTATATTATATAATAGATTTCAAATTATTATATAAAAAATGATATAAATCATTTAAAAAAATATAAATTATTTTAATTTCTATATTAATATATATGACTAGTTTATTTTTGTCAACTATCGATGAGTTTATTAATAATAATAATTTAACAGAAAGTAATATATCATTACCTAAACATATTAAAATTATAAATAATAATCAACAAAATAGCAATAATCAAACAGGTGGAGATATGTATTCTGAAACATCATCAATGCAAGATAATCAAATGATGGGTGGAGGTATATTTTCTGATACATCTACTTTTAATAATTTAAGTAATAATAAAAAAAATAAACAAAAAGGAGGAGATATTTATTCTGCAACATCATCAATGCAAGATAATCAAATGATGGGTGGAGGTATATTTTCTGATACATCTACTTTTAATAATTTAAGTAATAATAATAAAAATAAACAAAAAGGAGGAGATATTTATTCCGCAACATCATCAATGCAAGATAATCAAATGATGGGTGGAGGTATATTTTCTGATACATCTACTTTTAATAATTTAAGTAATAATAATAAAAATAAACAAAAAGGAGGAGATATTTATTCCGCAACATCATCAATGCAAGATAATCAAATGATGGGTGGAGGTATATTTTCTGATACATCTACTTTTAATAATTTAAGTAATAATAGTAAAAATAAACAAAAAGGAGGATCTGATGTATTTTATAATAATTTAAATAAATCTAATCAATATTCTAATAATGATATTCAAAAACTAGTTGATATGTTAACATCAGAATCAAATAATGATAATAATAATTATAGTGGAGGTGCTTCAACTTCTACACATTCATTAGAAAATAAATTAAAACAAAAAGGAGGTGATACTTTAAATTCAAAAGATGTTAGAAATTTTTTCTTAGATTTAAAATCTAAAGGATTAGATGTAAATGTTAAAATTAATGATAAAACAATGTCTGATTTTTTTGGATTAGAAACAACTACTAATGTATCTGATATGTTTCTTAATGAACAATTAGGAGGCGGTAAAGAGTTACCACCTGCATTAAAAGAATTTCAAATAATGAGAAAAATTATAGCAGAAACATTAAATATTCCAAATGGTCCTATTACAATGAAATTAGCAAAAATAATAAAAGAAGAGTTTTTATCAAAAAATCACGGTAAAACTAATTTAGAAATAATTAAAGAATTACGAAAATTTATTGAATCAAATAAAAAACATTATGATGAATTAGTTAAAAATATATCATCTAAACCAAAAGGTTCATCTAAAAAATCAAGTAAACCATCTAGTAAAAAATCAAGTAAAAAAAAAAAGATTAATCCATATTAAAAATTGATAATAATATTATTTATAGAATTATTATTTACTAATAATAATGACAAATTATATTAATAATGGCATTATTATTAAATCAAATGAAGGAAAAGAAGAAATAGAAAATATCCCTTATAATTTAAATAATATTTTTATAAATAAATCAGATATTATTGAAATTTTAAATAAATGTAAAATTAAAATTAAGAATATTAATAATATCAATATTTTTAGAGAAGCATTTACTCATAAATCATATTGTAAAAAAGATATTTTTTCACAATATGTATTAAATGCATGTAAATTAGAATTAGGAAATCCTAATAATTTATTAGATTTGCAAGATAAAAGTTATGAAAGATTAGAATATTTAGGAGATAAAGTTCTTAAACTTATAATATCTTCATATCTTTATACTAGGTATCCTAAACAAGATGAAGGATTTATGACTAAATTACAAACAAAAATTGAAGACAAAAAAACATTATCAATATTTTCAAAAGAATTAGGATTAGGTAAATTTTTTATAATAAGTAAACAAATTGAATCAATGAATGGAAGAAATTTAGATAAAATTCATGAAGATATATTTGAATCATTTATTGGTGCATTATATGAATCTGAAGGAAAAGATTTAACTATATGTCGTGAATTAATTACTTATTTATTAGAAACATTAATAGATTATTCTGATAAATTATATTGTGATAATAATTATAAAGATATATTATTAAGATTTCATCATCAACGTAAATGGAATACACCTATATATTATACTATTTGTGCTGAAGGACCAGCACATAAAAAAAAATATATAATGGCTGTAGAAAAAGGTGATAAAAGTTCACTAATTAATAATAATAATAATTCTTTTCTTGATAAATTTATTGGATTTGGAATTGGATCTAGTAAAAAAGATGGTGAACAAAATGCATCTAAAATGGCATTAATATTATATGGTATTTTAAAAAATGATCAATATACTCAAAATGATATTTATTATCCTACTAATTATAATATATCAAATATTCAAAAATGTGATTATATTAATTCTTATAGTGAATTAACATCTCCATTAAATAAATTTAATAATAATATAGATAATAATGATAATAATAATAATAATGATAATGATAATAATGATGAGAGTGAATCAAATTTTTCAATTAATTCTGAAAAAACAATATAAACGCATTATTCAATTAATAAAATAAATAAATTATTTATTTTATTAATAATGAGCGAACAAATTCAAAAAATTTTTTTTTCAAAAGATAATATATCAAAATTAAATAAAATATTAAATCAAGAAATTAGTAATACTAATAATATTAATTTTAATATTATTAATAGAGATCATAAACAACAAATTATTGATTTATTAATAAAAAATATGAAATCTATTTTTAAAAATATGGATATTAGTAAAATTAATAATAGTAATTTAGAATCTATATTAAATCAATTTACAAAATTTAGTATATCAGAAACACTTAATGAAATAAATAAAAATAATATTTTATTAGAATATAATAAATCTACAGATATTAAATATCAAAGAGATTTTAATTCAATAGCTAATAATGGTAATATACTAATAGATAGACCAACATCTACAAAAAATATACAAAATAATAATTATAATTCTAATAATAATAATACTATGGAAAAATTTAATGAAATAGATAAAAATAGAAATAATAATAATAAATCACAACCTCTTATATCACAAAATGATTTTAAAAATATGAATTCAAATGATTTTAATAAATCATTTAATGGATTAGCAAATGATTTAGGTGAAAATTTATATTCTTTAGATAATATAGATAAATTAATAACTAATATTGAATATGAAGAAGATACAAATAATTTTGATGATAGATTAAATAAATTACAATTTGAAAGAAATAATTCTATTCAAAATATTGATAATCCTAATACTAAAATTGATTTTACTAGTGATAATTTTCCTAAAAGTATATCTAATGATAATATTATAAATAAACAAAATATACAATTACAACAATCGCAACAACAATCGCCTCAATTACAACAACAATCACGACAACCACTACAACAATTACAACAACAACCATTACAATCACAACAACAACCATTACAATCACAATACCAACCACAACAATTACAATCACAACAATTACAATCACAACAAAATGTACAATCACAACAAAATGTACAACCACAACAACATTTACAACCACAACAACATTTACAACCACAACAACAATTACAACAACAACCACAACAACAACAATTACAACAACAATTACAACAACCATTACAATCACAATACCAACCACAACAATTACAACCACAACAACAACAAAATGTACAACCACAACAACAACAAAATGTACAACCACAACAACAACAAAATGTACAACCACAACAACAACAAAATGTACAACATCAATTGCAACAATTACAACATCAATTGCAACAATTACAATCATCGCAACAATTACAATCATCTAAACAAATAAATCATACACCTTTAATAAATTATGAATATAATAATCAACAAATAGAAAATATAAATTCATTATTAATAGAAAATGATTCATTATTAATACAAAAAAAATATTTAAATAATGACAATGATCAAACTAATACAAATTTAATTAATTTAATATCAGAAATAAAGAAAGAAAATTCTAATTTAAAATCTAAATTAGAATTTTATAAAAATAATGAATTAGATATTGAAATAAAAAATAATGAATTAATTTTAAAAGAAAATAATTTAAAAAATTTAATTAATAAATATGATTATATATTTAAATCTAAATATATTCAAATTGAAATTACAAATAATAATAATTTATCAGAATATTCATGGTATTTTCAAGATATATTAAATATATCTAGTATAAAATTAATAAATTATTCATTACCTTTTCATAATTTTAATATTGATATTAATAATAATAATTTAAAAATACAATTTATTAATACAACTATTATATATGATATTATAATATCTAATGGATGTTATAATATAAATAATCTCATAGATACAATTAATAATAAAATTAATGAATTAAATATTGATTGTATTATATGTATTAATGAAATTGAACAAAAAATAATATTAGAATCTGAAAATGAGTTTATTATAATATTAAATGATCTATCTAATATATTAGGTTTTAATGTTGATATAAATTATAGTAAAAAACATATTTCTGATAAACCATGGGATTTAAGAATTAATAATAATATATATTTATATTTAAATAATATATCAGAAGAACAACCTTTTGGTATTTTTTATAAACAAAATAATTTATCTAATATATTAGAATATAGTAATTCTTTATTTAAATTTAATAATAGTTTTTCTATTAATAAATTAGATATTGTTTTTAAAAATTATAAAAATATAAATTATAATTTTTATAATTTATCACATAAATTAGTTTTTTTATTAGAATTAGATAATTAATTAATTAATAGATGTTAATGTTGAACTATCAGAATCAGAATCACTATCAGAATCACTATCAGAATTACTATTAGAATCAGAATTACTTTCAGAATCACCCGAATTAGAAAAATTAATTTTTTTATTATGTTTATTATTTTTATCATGTTTATCATGTTTATCATGTTTATCATGTTTATCATGTTTATCATTTGTTTTTTTTGATTTACTTAATGAATCACTTGAGTTACTTTTAGAGTGTGTATTATTATCATCATCATCATCATCATCATCATCATCATCATCATCGTCATCATCATCATCATCATCATCAGCTTTATTATTATTATTATTATTATTATTATTATTATTATGATTATTATTATTAATTAATTTATTATTATATCCTCCTGATTTAATATAATTATTAATTAAATTATCTTTATTTTTATTTTCATATCCATATGATTGTAATCGTGTTGGTGTTTCAGTTAAAAAATCTACATTTAATATATCAATATTATCAATATTATTTCCTCCATTTTGATTATTTTTATAAAAATCTTTTAAATTATTTTTATAATTTAAATATTTACTTTTATATTTTAAATATTTTTTTTGATAAGACATTATATAATATATATATTTAGAAAATAATATATATATTTAGAAAATAATATATATATTAAATATTTTGATATATTTTGATATACTTTGTAAAAAATATCTAATAATTATTATAATAATGGAAATAAAAGATATTAATACAATACAAAGATGTGCCCCAGATAAAAAATATACTAGTAATTCATGTTTTAGTTATGAATCACTAATTGAAATAGGAAAAAACTATAATAAAAAAAATTCTAATAAAATAAATATTGATTTATCAAAAGAAGATTTAGTTAAAGAATTAGAAATACGATTATCTGATAAATGTTCAGATCAAATATGTTGGTTAAGACATGATATAGTAAAAGAGCTAAGAAATAAGGAAATAAATTCATATACATTTAGACCTACTGGACCTGATAAACAATATGAATGGTTAAATACCATTAATATAAATGAAGTAATTGATCAATATCATAAACTATATCCAGAATTTTTATATTTAGGTGCAGTACCATCTGATTTTGAAGATCTAGAATTATTAGGAATATCTAATTTAGATTTTAAAGAATTAGAAAAAAATAATAAATATAAAATTGGTTTAGTTATAAATTTAGATGAACATTATAAAAGTGGATCTCATTGGGTTGGATTATTTTTTAATTTAAAAGAATATCAAATATATTATTTTGATTCTGTTGGTAAATCTCCTATTAAAAGATTAAAAATCTTTATTAATAAAATTATAAAATATTTATATTATAAAAAATATAATGAATCTTTAAATATTAATAATTTTTTAAATAAATTAAAAAAAAATATTTCAAAATTTGAAATATTTGATAAATCAAATAAATATAATATTATTTATAATAATATTATAAATAATATGGATATTAGATATAATAATATTCAACATCAATATAAAAATTCTGAATGTGGAGTTTATTCTATTAATTTTATAACTAGAATAATAAATGGTGAACCTTTTGATAATATAATAAATAATCCAACAAGTGATGATGAAATAAATAAATATAGAGAAATGTATTTTAGAAATGTAAATATATAATAAAAATAAAATTGATAAATTAATATTTTAAATATTAATTTATTTATAAATAATGAGTAAATTCCAAATTAATTCAATTAAATTAATATCATTTAATAGTAATATATCATGTAATGATATATGTATTTGTGGAAATAATATAAATTGTAATAGTATATATAATCAAGATAATCATATTAATTCAAAATTAATATTTGGACAATGTAAACATACATTTCATTCTGAATGTATTAATCCTTGGATACTTAAAAATAAAAATTGTCCAATATGTAGATTAGAATGGATAAATATTAAAAATCTTTAATATTTATTTAAGGTATAATATAAATAGGTGTACTAATTTCAATATAAGGAACTGTATATGGATAAAATGATGGAAAATATATACTATCTGAAGTATATACATAGGGATCATACCACCAATAATAAATAGGTTGGGAAACTGGTAAATATGAATTTATTTTTTTATAATAATTATATGATGATGACGATGATGATGATGATGATGATGATGATGATGATTCAGATATTGTATCATCATTATCATCTTTTTTATCTTTTTTATTATGTTTTTTATGTTTTTTATGTTTTTTATGTTTTTTCTTTCCTCCTACTAAATTATCAAAATTATTTTTAAATTTATTAAAATTTTCTTCAAATTGTGCAATATTAACACTTGAATTACAACTATTAATTTTAAAAGTAATTTCATTATCATTTCTAACTTCATTAGCTTCAAAATGATAATATTTTCCTAAACCAGACCCTCCTTTTTGTAATGTAAATTTAAATGATGGTACTGAATTATTAAAATGTTCAGATATATTAGAATAAAATTCTTTTGCGGCAGTCATAGAATCAGAAGCTTTTATCTTGCTAGATAATGTTCCAGCAATATAAGGATTACGTAACATATATGTATTTGGCATATTTTATTTATATATTATATATTAGATATTTTTTTTAATAATTAAATAATATTTTTATATATAAAATATTTTAAAGAATATAATTTAATTATTAAATAATTAAATGGTTAACATTTTAGAATTAAAAACTACACAAACTACAGTAATAAAAATAGTTACTGATTGTATAAATTCATTATTAACTGATGCTAATTTTGATTTTTATCCCTATTATATTGAGGATAATAATGATTCAACTAATAATCAAATAGGAGGAGTTGTTTTAAAAGAAGTTAATAAAACTGGAAAAATATTAATTTATATGAGATTAGATGCAGATAAATTTGATTTATATAAATATAATTATGATAAAAAAAAATTAACATTAGGTATAGATATTGGTAATTTATTAAAATGTTTAAAATGTATGTCACATTTTGATACTATGACTTGGTTAGTTGATGATGAAGATATTAATAAATTAGTAATAATATTAGAAAGTATTGAAAAAAAAGAAAAAAAAACTTTTAAATTAAATTTAATGGATATTGAAGGAGAAATATATGATATATTACCTATATCATTTCCATATTCTATTACACTGCCAACACAAGATTTTCATAAATATTGTAAAGATATGTCAGCCACTACTGATAAAATTGACATTAAAGCAACAAATAATAAATTAATTTTTTCAGGTAAAGGAGAAATTGGATATATTGAATTTGAAGTTGGTGAAACAAATTGTGGATTATCTATTGTTTCAACAACTACTAATAATGAAATAGTTCAAGGATTATTTGAATTAAAAATTTTATTAATTTTTACTAAATGTACAAATTTATGTAATCAAGTTACTTTATTTTTAAAAAATGATTATCCAATTATTGTTACATATCAAATTTCAACATTGGGTGAAATTAAGTTAGTTTTAAGTCCATCTAAATCAAATTAATTATTTAGAATATTTTAATTTAAAAATAATTTAATATATATAAATTATGTTTATTAATATTATTTTATTTTTTATTAATAATTTTAATATAAATATATATGCATTTGCATATAATAATAATTATTATTATATTAATAATTATATAAATATTTTATTTAGAATATTACCATTTTTTATTTATAATAATATATGTAAAATTTTTAAAATAAATATTATTTATAAATTAAATAATATTTATAATATATCAAATATGGATACACATATTATATTACCAATTATACAAAAAATTAATATTTTTAATTTAGATATAAATAATAATAAAATAAATAATTTAGATATAACTTATTGTATAAAATATTATAGCCCATTAATAAATTTAAATTTTTTTTTAAAAAATAATAATTTTGAATATTTTGAATATATTGAAATTATATATTTTCAAAACATAGTTTTAAATAAAACTATGGAAATAGATAATTTTAATAATAAATTAATATATGAATTATTTTTATAAAAATATAAATAATAAAAATTTTATTTCAATCATTTAAAATAATAAATATATCTATAATTTATTGATATAGAGTTACACTTAAAAATTGAGAAATTAGTATTATAAGTGTATTCTTAGTAATCTCTGAAAATGTAAACTTTAATGAAACAAACGATTTATGTTGGTGTGAAAATAAATTCATTGGATCTGAAAGTGACAATCCAGGTGGAACTGGTAATAAAACCTCTGAAAAAGATGACTCTGATAGAACTGAAAATGGCATTTCTGAAAGTGACAATCCAGGTGGTTCTGAAAGACTTTGTTTTTTAGAACAATTATTATTTACTTTTATATTTTTTTTACAACAAATTAAAGGAGGAAAATCGGAATCTGATGATAATGAAGGTGAATTTAATTGAGATACTACAGGAGTAGGTATTAAATCATTAATAGACTCTAAAGAAGACATATCTGATTGTGATGAATGTAGAGATGAATATGATAAAGATCTTGATTTTTTAACTCTATTTAAATTTCTAAATGGTAAATCACTCAAATGAAGTAATTTATTGTGTTTATTAGATTTTTTTTTTTTGGGTGGTGAATTAATACATGAATATACAGGTTGTATTGATTTATGTGCAGCAAGTACTTGTTTTAGTGAATCAAGCCACCAATAATAAGTTTGTAGTTTTGGTTCTAGAACTTTTCCTGAAGGCATTGATAAAAATAATAAGTGTTAATAAATGTTTAATATATAAAGTCAAAATAATAATAAGTTTATTTTTAATTTGATCATTTTATTAAAAATAAAATCAATTTTTATTTATTATATTTTTTTTAATAAAAATAGTAGATAATCATAATTATTAATAAATATATATAATTAAAGATTTTATATTTATTTATTAATAATGAATTTTTTTAGTAATAATAATAAAGATTATAATATAATTAATATTAAATTACCATGGATTGAAAAATATAGACCAAAAGAATATGATGATATATTATTAGATCCATTTATTAAACATAAAATTTATAATATATTACAAAATAAAATAATTCCTAATATGATTATAACAGGTGAACCAGGTACTGGAAAAACATCAACAATTTTATATATTGCAAAAGAATTATATAAAATTAATTATAATGATTACGTATTAGAATTAAATGCTTCTGATGATAGAGGACTATCAATAATTAATAATACTATTTATCCATTTTCAAAAAAAAAAATACATTTAAATAATGAATATCCAAATCATAAATTAGTTATTTTAGATGAAGCTGATTCTATAACATCTAAGGCACAAAATTTATTATCTAATATAATATCAGAAATAAAATATACAACAAGAATTGTATTTATTTGTAATGATTGTTCACAAATAATAGAATCTATACAATCTAAATGTATGATAATAAAATATCCAAAAATTACTTATAATAATTTATATAAAAAAATTGTAGATATTTGTATTAATGAAAATATAAAATATACAAATGATGGAATTGAAACATTATTATTTGTATCTGATCAAGATATTAGACAATCTATTAATAATTTAGAATGTATTTTTTATTCATTTAATATTTTAAATTCAGAAAATGTTTATAAATTAATTGATAAACCTAAACCTTATTATATATATGAAATTATATCTAATAGTTATAGTAAAGATTATACTAAAGTAATTAGTATTATTAAAGATTTATATAATAAAGGATATACACCTAATGATATTTTATTAACATTTATGAAATATATTTTTGAATATAATAATAATTTAGAAGAAAAATATAAATTAGAATTATATAAAATTATTAGTAATAATTATATTAGAATAAATAATGGAGTTGATAGTTTATTACAATTATGTGGGTGTATATCTAAAATTTATATATATATAAATAATATTAATAATTAAATAATTAAAATATATGTTTATTTAAATAATTATATAAAATATTATTATATTTATTTTTATTATTTAAATATAAATTATTAACTAATTCTTTATTAATAATTTTTATATTTATTAATTTATTAATTAAATTAATTAATAATAAAGATTCATTTTTATTTACTTTACATATTTTTTCAAATATTATTAATATAAATGATTTAATATTATTTATATTATTACATTTTTTTTCAATAAAATATATAATATCTTCATCTAATAGTATAATTAAATATTCATCTATAATATAATTATATTCTAATAAAAGTTTTTCATTACTATTATTATTTATTTCAATATCTATTTCATCAGTTATTTCATTTGTTATTTCATTAACTATTTCTGTATCTAATTCATCTGTTATTTCATCAGATATTTCTGTATCTAATTCTGTATATATTTCATCAGTTATTTTATTATTTTTATTATTATTATTAATTAATGATTCTAATAATATTTGTTCTCTTTTACATTTAATATTATTTAATTTATTTTTTATAATATTTATTTCATTATTAGATAATTTTTTTTTTAAAATATTATTCCAATGATATATATCTAATATATATATATTTTGATTTATTATAATATCATTACATTCATTTATAATATCATCAGATATAAAATTAAAATCAACTAATTTTTTTAATAATATTAAATTATTAATTCTTATATTTTCATTAATAGGTATAAAATTAGTATTTATTGTATTATTACTATATATATTTTTTATATTTTTTTCAAGTAATGTTATAAAATATTCACATGTATAATTTTGAACATTATTATATATATATATTATACTTTTAAAAAATATTAAATATGAATTAATAAATTTAATTTCAGATACTATTTTATTATAAATAATATCTTGAAATTTTTCAAAAATATTTAAATTAATTTTATTAATTGTTGTTATAAAATTTAAAATTAATTCTTCTATATTATCTATTGATATTTTATTTAAAATAAAATTAATTTTATTTTCTATTAAATCTTTATTTATAAAAATTTTATTATTACGAATTTCATTTTGATTTATTTTTAATTCATTACTACTACTACTACTACTATTACTAATAATATTAATATTATTATTTAATAAATCATTATTATTTAATTCTTTAATATTAATATTAGTTTTATATGATAAAAATAAATGTATATCCATATATTAAAATTAATATAATATATTTTTAAATATTATTATATATAATAATATATAATATGAATCAAAAATTATTTAATATAATATTAATATTTAATATAAGCATATTAATAATTTATTTATTTAATAAATATCCAAAAATTATAATGACTAAAAAAAATAAACCTGATAATTATAATAATATATATATTAATAGTTATAAACTTTAATTATTTTTTTATTTTATCTAAAAGTTCATTTTTAGTTAAAATTGTAATATTTAATTGCATTGCTTTATTAATTTTTTCTGTTTGATTATCTATATTATCTTTTATTATTAAATAATTTGTTTTTTTTGAAATGGAATTATTAATTTTACCATTATTATTAATAATAATATTTTCTAAATATGCATCTCTAAATCCAGAAAAAACAAAAATTTTATTTTCAAAAAAACTATTTAAAATAGGTACAGTAGTTATATTATTATTTTTAATAATAATTAATTCTTTTATAGAATTATAAAAAATAATAAATTTTGGAAAATTATTAACAAATAATGTAGATGTTTTTGTATCCCATCCATTTATTTCATTTAATTTATTAATAAACATAGGTTTAGTCCATTTTATATATTCTTCTAATATATTTGGATATATATTTAATATTAATTTTATTTTTTCTTCACCAATTCCATTTCCTAATAATGATGATGCAGCCATTAATTTAACTAATGATATATCAATTAAACATTTTTTTATAGATTCTAATAAATTATTTATTGTTTTATCTTTAAAACTATCAATATTAATAAAATTATCATATTTTGCAAATAATATTTTAGGAACAGTATTTAATCCTGATTCAACTATTTTTTCAATAGTTTTTAATCCTAATCCTTTTGCATTAAGTGTTGAAAAAAAGAAATAAATTTTTTTAATATTAACTTTAGAATTATTATTAATATTATCCAAAATAATATCTATTTTTGTATCATTCCAATGCCATTTATAATTTGGTAATAATGGTTTTTGTAAAGTTGCACAACTTATTACTTTTTTAACATTTGGTATAACATCTCCACTTCTTATTATTTCAATTATTGAACCTGGTCCTAAAATATTATCTACTATAAATTTTGCATTATAACCAGTACATCTTTTAATTTCAACTCCGCCAATAATAATTGGTTCTACTAGTAGTGTTGGATTGATAGTACCATTTTTACTAATATTCCATTCAATTGATATAACTGTAGTTTGTGCAATTTGTTCATCAATAATATCTTTGTAAGCAAATGCATATTCTGGATTTCCATTAATATTTTTATTATTTAAATTACAATTAGTTATAATAATACCATCTATATCATATAATGATTTAATTCTTCTTTTTTTTAAAATTTCTGATAAAAAATCATAACTTAAAATATTATTAATTGTTTTATTATAAACAACGTTAAAATTCATTTTGGATAATATATCTAATTGTTTATTAATTGTATATAATGGTTCTATTATTTCATATACAACTAAATCTGTATCAATAGCTAATAATGGATTAATAATTTTACTATTAATTAATCCGGATACTGTATTTCTAGTATTTTTCATTTTATCATTCCAATTATCTGCAAAAGTTTTTTTTTTTATAATTAATTCTCCTCTAATTGCAATCATATTTTTTTTCCCTATTATATTATTTTGAGTACAATATTTATATATAGATTTATAATCAGGAATATCAATATATTTAATTAATTTAGATATATTCATACCCTCAATAGCAGTACCTCTTGTATATAATGATATATTATTATTATTATATATTAATAAAGCAGACACACCATCTAATTTATCAGAAATATTATAAGGAGGATTATATTTAGATATCCATTTATCTAATTGATTAGTAAAAGGTTTTATTTTATCCATAGAACCTAACCAATAATCTAATTTAGATTTATTATTTCCTTTAATTTTAGAACCTATATTTTTAAGTGTTTTTGATTTTGGATTTTTTAATTTTAAAAAATCTATTAACATATCATAAATTAAATCAGATATTACAGATTGTGATTTATTATAATATTTATCAGCACAATAATTTATAATATTTTCTATATCTTGAATTGATAAATTATTAATATAATTTATAATATCATCTGAATTATTAATATTTTTAATAATATCACTAATAGACATTTTATATATAATAATTAATTTATAATCTTTAAATATATCAATTTTTAGAAAAATTGATATATTTAAAAAATAGATTATCTCTATGTTAAAATATTTTATTATACATTAGTATCAAATATTATTCATCTTAAAGTATTTTTACTAAAAAAGATATTTCATTTTTAGTAAAAAAAGTGTAAACATCTATAAAAAATGACTGACTCTAATATTATTATTTATAATATTAATGGAGAAATTATATGTTCTTTAATTAATATTAATTATTATGACTTAAAATGGTATGATATAATTTATAAAATTAGAATTATATTAGAAGATAAATATCAAAATGGATTTAATAATAGTATAGATTTAATATTAGAAAAATATAATAAAAATATAAATTTATTATATGATAATTGTATAATACATGATATTGATATTACTGATAAATCTTTGATATTAAAAGCTATTATACAACCTTTAAAAAATAATGATATAGATAATATTATTAATATGTTAAATTTATATACAAATTGTCCAAATAAATTTATAAGTTTAATTGAACCAAATTTAAAAAATAAAATTTTTATAGACTATTTAATAAATTATTTAATTAAAGTTAGTTGTAATCAATGTTTAATTAATCACTTGGATAAATATTTATTAATACTTAAAAATTTAGGAAAATATTTTAAAGATTATAATAAATTTACTAATAGTTCATTAATATTATCTACATTATGTTATATTAAATGTGGAAACGTATTACTAGACATAGATAATTATTATCTTCCATATTATGAAATAGATGAAAAATTATTTGATATATATAAATTTATTGGATCATTATATAATATAAAAATATTTACAGATATAGAAATTGAAGGTGCTAATTTTATAGATCGTTTTATTAATCATTTTAATATAGCTATTCAACTTGGACCAATTCCTCAAATTATTAATTCAGTAAATTTATTAATAAAATGTAATTGTATATTTTTAATTAATGGATTTGATATATTTATTAATATTATTAAAATAAATAATTTTATTACAAATATATCAAATATATATTATTTATATGAAGAGTTATTAGAATTAAAAACAAAAGAATTATTTCAATTAATTAAAATTAGATATAAAAATAATAGATATGACGAGTTATTAGATAAATTTAATTAATTTAATTATATTTTTTAATATAAATATTATTTTATTAATAATAATAATGTATATAATAATATTTATAATAATAATAATATTATTTTTAATTAAAAAATCAAATAATTTATTACCAGTAAATAATAATTTAAATATAAATGAAGATGAAAATAATGATAAATTAAATTATAATTTTAATTATAATTCAATTAATAATTCTAATATTAATGATCCTTATTTATTAGGATTAAATAGTGATATTGAAAGATTTGTAGAAACAAAAAAAAGATTTAATTATAATTATAATTATGAAACTATAGGTATAGATAATCCATTTGGAGAAGATATTCATTTTAATAAACCAAATGATCAAACTATAAAAGATACATATGATAATTTAATTTTAGATTATAAAAAAATTAATGAACAAAAAGAAATAATAAATAATAAAGATTATATAACTAAATATAAAAATGAATCATTACTAAATGATGGTAACTTAGGAAATGGAATATTTGCAAATGATATTAATAATAATTATAGTTTAATTTAAAAAATTTAATTTTTTCTATATAATATATATATATATGAATAAATTTACTAATCTTAGTAAAATAAATGGCGGTGATTTTAATGATAATATACTAGATTTTGGTAATACAGTTCAACCTGGACTAAGTATGTTAGGATATATAACGGGTATATTTTATGTATTATTATTTTTATTAGGTATATATTTAGTCATATATGGTATAAAATTATTAAATACTGATGAAAGTAACTGGAAAAGTTCTGAAGTAGTAATAACTAAAGTAGATAGTACAGATAATAAAACTTGTAATTCAACAATAATAACATCATCAAATTCAACAAAAAATGGTGTAAATACTAATCAACGCCTTATATATAATTGTTATATACATTATATGTTTAATAATAAAGAAATAATATCACAAGTTATTAATTCATCTACTAATTATATAGTAGGTCAAACTATAACTGTATATTATGATACTAATAATATGAATGATAATCCTATACTTAATAAAGTATTTATGTCAAAATTTTGGGGAGTATTTGTACTAATAGGATTAATTATGATGGTTATATTTGGTTCAGTTTCATATTGTATATATTTTAATACAACATGTTCTTCAATTTTTGGAGGATTATTTTTATGGGATGCATTATTTAGAAATTAAAAAATATATTAGAAATTGAAGGTAATATTTTAGAATGATTAACATTAACAGGTAATTCTAATATTTGTCTTTCACCATTTATAGTTTTTAAATATTCTATTTTTTGTGTAATATTAGTAAATATATTTGGTAATATTTCATCAATTACAACATTATTAAGTTCTCTAATTTGTTGTGTAATATTATAAGGAAGATGTCTTGCATATTCTAAAAATACATATCTCATTACAATTAATAAACTTTCAGACGGTTGTTTATTAATTTTATATAATTTATTACTTTTTTTATAAACAGTTAATATTAATTGTTTATTAATAATATCCATATTTTCATCAGAAAAAAAATATATTTCTAAATTAGTTTGAGCACATTCATTTATAGCAACTTGATTTTTAATAATATTTTTTCTTAAACTATTAGATTTAATATTTTCAGAAAAATAAGCACATGGTAATTCTTGTAAAGAAAACATTTATTTAATTATTAATTTAATATAGAAAAAAATATAAATTATTTTATTAAGAATTATTAAGTATATATGTTTCTAAAATAATATCACTAAAATTAATATTTTTATTTAATTTTTGTAATACTTTATCATTATAATAAAATAACTCTCCATAACGAACAGAATCATCGATTAATTCATTATCACTAGTCATACGTTTTATAAAATATGTATTAGTAACCAAATCTTCATAATTATAAATAACCCATTCATATTCATCATATCTATGCTGATATGCTAATATATCACCTGTATTATATTTATATAATGTTTTATGAACAATATTTTGTTTTTCATTAACATATAATGAAGTTCCAATTCTATTATGAATAAATTCATAAAAATAACTAATTAAATAATTTATTATATTTTTTTCAGTAGAATCATACATTTTTTTTAATAAATCAATTATTTTTTCATCAGGAATCATTCCATCTACAAATTGTAATGTTCTAGTAAAATTATCAGGATTAATTATATTTTTAAATTGGTGATATATTAATAATTTATAATCATCGTTAGTATTATTATTATATATTGAATTATTAGTATATAATTTTTTTCCATAAATTTTAAATTTTTTATCTAAATCAATTGGTGCTTTTATACCAATGGTCTCATCTATTTCAATATCATTATATCTTGAATCAATTAATAATATATATCCATAATTAGGTATATAATAATCAATATGATTAACTTTATAAATCCAACATCCTATAGAATTAATATCAAAATGTATATCTTTAATATATATATTATAATTTAATGATAAATTTTCAATATATATTAAATATTCTTGTAATATTGAAAAAGAATATATTAATTGAAATAATATTGATTTCCAAACATCTATAGTATGATATCCTGTTGAAACCATTTTTTGTATAGTACCTTCAGAATTATATATCTTTTGACTCCATTGTACTATACTTGTAGTAGGCGCTTCTGTTAATAAAATTAAACTTTTACCAGAATTAATTGTAATATCTATTTTATCATTTACAGTTTTTTTTTTGTTATTATCATTCATTCGTGTTAATTGTTTTTTATTAATATTAAAAATTGTATCTTGAATATTAAAATTATGTTTAGAATTAATGTTTTGTTGATTTTTTTTTAATATATCATTTATACGTGATTGAAGTTGTTTAGTTTTTCTTAAATTTTCTATTTTATCCCAATCATAATTAGTTTTTGAATCTATTTTAAATAAAATAGGACAAATAAAATTAGGTGAAATATTTTTTTTTACTATTTGATTTTTTATAAAATCATAATATTTTAATTCTCTCCATAAATCAGAATCATCTGAATCTATTTGATTATTTAGATTATAAATATTATAATCTCCTATTGTCATCATATATACTCTAACATTAATACCCATTGCATGTTTACTTAATTCAACTTCTTTAGTTTTTTTATTTAATTTTATAGGATATCCTGCTCTATATACTATAAAATTTTTTGGTAAATTATAATAAGGATTTTTTTTATTAGATGTATATGGATTAATATCTAATAATTTAATATATGATAAAAATGTTTTATCTTTAGATAAATGAGTATCTTCTCCATCATTTATTTGTAATAAAGAATTTCTTAAAAATGTAATTAAATTAGTGCGTTCATATAATGTTATTGCTGTATAATTTGATGCACTATTAGTATTACCTGGTAATATATCTTCAAATATTTTATTTATTGTTGTATAATTACCTAAAGGATTTGATAAAGTTATTTTATAATTATTATTTATAGGAGCTGTAACAAAAGAATCTAAACCCATTGTATTTGTTAATCCATATTTATATTTATCATTATCATATACTGGTATTATAGTAGCTTGATGTTTATCAGGTTTTTGACTTATATCTTGTCTGTCATATATTTTTTGTTCTAATAATATAGGTTTATCCGGTTGGGGTTCATCTAAACTTCTTTTATAATTAACATTTTTTTCATCATTAGTCATAAATGGATTATTTTTATTAGTTTTATAATTATAATTTTCAGTATGTTTAATATTATCATCTCCTCCTTGTTGATTATAATATCTTTTTAATGATTTTTCACTATTTTTTAATTCATCAATATTATTATCTTGTTTTAAAATTCGTTTATATAACTTATTATTATTATTATTATTATTATTATTATTCATTATAATTAAATTAGACTTTATTTTTTTTTTCCCTAATAAATATTCATTATCATATGTAATATTATTATTTTGATTTGGATTTTTTAAATAATCATTAAAATAATTATTATATAATAATTCAATATAGTTACTAGTATTTGTATCTAATATAAACTTTATAAAATGTTTAGTTTCTTTATTACAATCATTAATTTTTAAGTTACTTAAATCATTAATAAATGTTACTAAATCTGAATTATCATTATCACTTTTATAATCAGTATTATAATATTTTGGAATAACTGAATATTCAAAATTAGATATTTTTATATCATATCCAATATTAGGTAAATAAAATATATCATTTTTAAATCCATTATATTCAGTGTATACATCATTATTATTTTTTAAATAAATTTTAATATTTTGTAATATTAAATTATTATGTTTAAAATTATTATATTTATTATTAATTATCGCTAAAGTATGAATTATTTGAAATAATAAAGGTTTAAAATAACATTCATTTTTACATAAATAATCTTTTAAATTTTCTGTTTTAAAAAAACTTTCTCTAATTTGCATACAACATATGTTACATATATTATTATTTAATAATTCATTATAAAATTTATCATATAAATTTATATATTTAAGTATATTAATCAAATTTTCAAATTTTATATCAATATTAATTAATGGTAATAATATATGTTTTGTTTTTTTTGATAATACTAATTCACTTAATAAATAAGAAAATAATGAATCATTATTTATACTATAATTAAATAAATCTATAGATTCTAATTTATCATAAAATATTATTTTAATTATTATAGAAAAATTATTATAACATTTAAATAATAAACTATTATCATCATTTGATATTAATTTAAATTTATAATTAAAAATATCTTTAATATTTTGATTATAAAAATCATCATCACTTACAGATATTTTTATATCATCTAAATTAATTTGACCTAATATTATTTCATCATATAAAAATAAATTTGTAGTATTTATATTATAAATATAATCATATAATAAATAATTTTTATCATCTAAATTATATATATTTTTATAATCCATATATATATAATTTAAGAAAAATATTATAATTTGATTTAATTTTTAATTAAAAAAAATTGATTATAATAATTATTAAATAATTATTATAAATTATTGTAGATATAATAATTTATAATAATTTTATTAAATTTTGATAAAAATGGAGTTAACCACAACTTGTGAAAGTAATTTATTATCTAGTGATTTAAATAGTTTATTATTTAATAAATTTGATATTATAAAAGAAATTAATGATACTGATGATATATTTTATTATCATATAATAGGTACATTACATAAATTAGCTAAATTATATAATATTAAATCAGGAGATATAACTTCATTAGGTGGAGGAGGATGTGCTTATAATTATGATGAAAATGATAATGATGCTTATATAATATACACATTTATAGATTTAAATAAATTAAAAAATAACAATACAGAACATGATTTTAAAAAAATGTCTGAAGAAATTAGTACGATTGGAATAGATGGAAGTATATCATTTAATGATCAAAATAGTTATAAATTTATTAAAAATATTAATCCTTGTGAATTAATATACATTACTAGAGAAGAATGTAATAAATATTGTCCTGGATATATTGATTATTAAATTTTTTTAAGTATAAAAATTGATTATTATAATATTTATTATCATATACTATTATAATTTTATTTATTCAAAATGGCTTTAAATAGAAGTGTCAGTGAAAATTCATCAACTGATTCATCCAGTAATTCATTAACTGAATCAATATGTAGTAATTCATTATCCAGGAATTCATCAACTGATTCATTATCCAGGAATTCGTCAACTGATTCATTATCCAGGAATTCATCAACTGAGTCATTATCAAGTAATTCATCAACTGAGTCATTATCAAGGAATTCATTAACTAATTCATTAACTAATTCATTAACTAATTCATCAACTGATTCATCAACTGATTCATCAACTGATTCATTATTTAGTAATACATCAACTGAAGTATTATCTAATAGTTCATTAAGTAATTCATTATCTAGAAATTCATCAACAGATTCATTATTTAGTAATTCATTAATTGAACCATTATCTAGTAATTCATCAATTAATTTATTTGATAATAAAAATAAATTTAGAGAAAATGATATTATACAACAAATTAGTGCTACTGATAATAGAGTAGTTTATTATCATATAGAATGTATTACCTCATGTATATGTTCTAAATATAATTTTGAAGAAAATGATTGTTATATAGTAAATATATTAATAGATTTAAATAAATTAAAAGAAAATAATAGAAAAATAGATTTGAGAAAAATAAGTGCAGAATTTAATTATGCAGTATGTAAAACATATATAAAAGTAGATGATCAAAATAAGTATAAATTTATTAATAATATTAATCTATGTGAATTAAAATATATTACTAAGAAAGAATTTAATAAATATTATCCTGGATTTATTGATTCAATTGATAATGAAATAAATATTAAATTTAAAAAAAATGATATAATAAAAGAAATTAAAGATACTGATGATATCTTTTATTATCATATAGAATATGTAACTAATAAAAAATATAATAGAGAAGATATTGACGGATATAATGTTTATATAGTAAATATATTAATAGATTTAAATAAATTAAAAAAAAATTATAGAAAAATAGATTTGAAAAAAATAAGTGCAGAAATTAGTTTAGGATGTAAAGAACATATAAAATTAGAAGATCAAAATAATTATAAAGTTATTAAAAATATTAATCTTTGTAAATTAAAATATATTACTAGAAAAGAATTTAATGAATATTGTCCTAATTTTATTGATTCATTAAATAATAAAATTAAATTTAGAAAAAATGATATTATAAAAGATATTAGAGATACTAATAATATTTTTTATTATTATATACAAGATGTAACTAGTATATATTTGTTTGAAGATGATGATGAAAGAACTAATATTTATGAAGTAAATACATTAATAGATTTAAATAAATTAAAAAATAATAATAGAGAAATAGATTTAAGACGAATATGTTCAAGTATTAGTTATATAGGACATACAGGAAATATATCAGTATGTGATAAAAACAATTATAAATTTATTAATAATATAAATCTTTGTGAATTAAAATATATTACTAGAAAAGAATGTGAAAAATATTGTCCTGAATATATTGATTATAAATTATATTATTAGTATAATAATTAAAAAATGTTTATTTTAAAATTAAATAATATTAATTGACTTAATTCTAATAAAATGAATATAAAGTTTTAATCAAAATTATTTATAATTTTTTCTTTCAAATCTATATTTTTTAATAATTCTAATTTTTTTGAATCAGATAAATTATAAATTAATCTTTTAATATCTTGCATTTTATATGCTTTGAAATGTTTATATTTTTTATTATATCTATCTTTATATAAATCAGTTTCATTATTTATATCAACAAAAAAAGCTTCTAATTGTTTTTGCATAAATTCTCTTATTTTATCTTTATATTCATCATAAGATACTTCTATTTGATCTTTATGATTTTCTATTAATTCATCTATTAATTCATCTTTATTTACACAAATAAACTTATCTCCATTATATATATATGCTATATTATCTTTCATATTTGTTATCATAATGTTATTATATTCTGGTAAATTTTTATTGAAATGAATTAATTTTATTGATTCTTCTATAGACTTATATGGTTTATTTAATATGCTTAATATTTTTGCTTCAGATAAAACTGTTGAATGAGGCACTGAACCAAATTTTACATATGTATTATTTATTATTGTATTATTATTTATTGTATTATTATTTATTGTATTATTAGTATTAGTATTGTTATTAATTAATTGTTTATTAATTTTTTGTAAAGTTTTAGGATGGATTTTGGCATTTTTTAATATTAAATCTTTTAATTCTTTTAATGAATTTTTAATTTCTTCATTCTCTTTTTCTAATAATTCTAATTTATTATTATTATTATTATTATTATTATTATTATTATTATTATTATTATTATTATTATTATTATCTATTAATTCAATATTAATATTTTTTAATTTACAAGCTTTTTTTTTATGAACATATTTAGTATATCTAGATGCAAATATTTTATTACAATATTCACACATTAATGATTTATTTTTTTTATTATTATCTATATTAATAACATCTACATCTACATCTACATCTACATCTACATCTACATCTACATCTACATCTACATTAACTACATTATTAGTTACTTTATTTTTATGAAACTTTTTATTATGATCCCATAATGATTTATATGATGCATACAATTTATTACAAATTTTACATTTAAATTCTTTAGAAGACATATTTATCAGTAAATAGAATTTACTCTTTATATATATAAAGTATCCTTTTTTTAATTATATTATATATATATATAAAAATATATAAGTTCTGAAAGAAAGCATTATAAAAATATTTTTTATTATTAAAATTTTAATTTTATTAATTTATATTATTATCAGATAATTTGATTAATTTAAGTTTAAGTTTTAAGTTAGTTTGTTCTAATTCTAATTGTAACGTTTTTTCTTTTTCTATTTCTAAATTATTAAATAATTTATTTTTATTAATTATATTATATGATAAATCTTCTATTTTTTTTATTATATTTTGTAAATTAATATTATCAATTTCAAAAATTTCAATATGATTATTATATATTTTATTAATATTTAATGTTTTTACTAATTTTTTTATTTTATTTTCAAGTTGGATTGCTTCATTCATATTATTTAATTCAAATATTTTAATAATTTTATTATAATTGTAAAATAATAAAAATCTTAGATTTTTATTATTTTGCACAAAACTATATTTTTTTAAAAATTATAGTTTTGCAAATTAGTTTTATGATGTTGTAATCTTTTAAAAATATGTGATGAATATCCAAACTTATAAATATTATCTTTTATATTTATTATATAAACACAATCTTTATTATAGTATTTATCTATATCTTCTTCAATATAATTATCTATAATATTATAATTGCCAGTTTTTCTAATTGATGGTAAAACTTCAAATATAACCCATCTTCTAAATTCTAATGCTTCCGGTTTTTGTGAAGCAGATATAATAGTATAAAAACCTAATTCATTAATAAATAAAGTGTGTAGTTCATTCTCTAAAAATAAACTTTGAGAATACTTCATCTTGGAGACAAGGTCCCCTAAAATTTCACTAATTTTTATTTTATCTCTATTATCAATATTTTTTTGTATAGCTTGGTCAGTATCAATATAATCTAACATTTCAGCAACATCTTTAGCTTTAAAATATACTTGATCATTATAATATAAAAATTTAATAGGTTTATTATTAAATATTAAAATATTTTTAGTAAAATCAGCAATAAAATTATGATCATTATTCTTAATTATTTTATTATTAATATATTTATTAATATTTATTTCATTTGAATTATTAAATAATTTATTTAATTCAATTTGATTATTTTTTAATTTACATATTTTTTGATGATTACATTTATTACTTCTATGATTAAATATTTTATTGCAAAATTTACATAATATTTTTTTTTTATTATTAACTATATTAACATCTACATCAACTACATCAATACCTATATCAACTACATTAACGTCTACATTAACACCTGCATCAACTACATTAACTATATTATTAATTACTTTATTTTTATGAAACTTTTTATTATGATCCCATAATGATTTATACGATGCATAGAATTTATTACAAATATTACATTTAAATTCTTTAGAATACATATTAGTAGTATATATGATTTAATCTTTATAAATATATATTATCCTTTTTATATCCTTTTTTATATTTTTTTTTATATCCTATTAAATGGATATCTTTTTTAATATGAGCTCGGAGAGAGAGCATATAAAAAAAATTTATATTTTTTAAAATAATTTTTTATTAATTTATATTATTATTAAATAATTTATTTATTTTAAATTTTTAATTAATTTATTCTATTTCTAATTATTTTTATTTTTATTAATTATATTAAATGATAAATCTTATATTTTTATTAGTTTAATTTAAATAGGATTTTAATCAATAGAAATATTTTCATTAAACTAAAAATAATTAATTTTTAGTTTAATTTAAATAGGATTTTATAAAAAATCTTTTGATTTTTTATAAAACGTATTTTCAATATTTGTATTTTAATCAATAGAAATATTTTCAATATTTGTATTTAATAATTCAATTAATTTAATAATATAAGCTTCAATATGTATTATATGTCTAGTTCCTTGATTTAATCTATTTTCATATATTGATGTAATATTAATAATTTTATATTTTAATAAATTATTATTTACTTTATTTAATAATTTAGTCATAATTTTTTTTATAATAATTTGTGTTGGTATATTAGTAATAAATAAAATATAAAATTTAACTCTTATTTTTTTAATAATTAAATGTATTTTATTATTATTATTAATAGATAAAATTAATAAATTAATAATTTTATCTATAAGTGTTTCCCAATTAATATCATAATTAATATTATCATTATACATTTCTAATAACCAAACAGCAATATTAATTTTATTATCACACATATTTGCTATATCATTAATTTTTTCAAAAGATATATTAAATTTTTCTTTATGATTAATATATAATAATTTATTAATTATAGTTATATTATTAGGTAATGGTACCCTAATCATAATACATCTTGATCTTAATGGTTCTATAATTTTTGATAATTGTTCACTAACTAAAATAAATTTACATGTATCAGAATATTTTTCCAGTGTTCTTCTTAAAGAAGCTTGTGCATAATATGATAAATTATCTATTTTATTAATTATTATAATTTTAAAATTTTTACTTTGTTTAATTATATTTAACATATTTGATTTTGAATAATCTTGAATAATTTCTTGAATTAAATATTTATCAAATCCATTAGAATTTGGTTCAATAATTATATGATTTTTTGATTGTTTTATCATTATTTTTATTTTTAAATTTGAATATCCCATTAAAGTATATTCAATATCTTTTAATTCAATATTAGCTTTTCCAAAAAATTTTTGTAAAATTTTATTAATAATATAATCTTTACCACTTCCAGGAGGACCATGAATTATTAAATGTTGAAAATTTGAATATCTAGATATATCATAATCTAATTTATTTATAATATCTGCAAATTCAGTATTAGACATTTTAGAAATATATTCTGGATTTTTGTAAAAATCATTATAAATATCAAAACTATCAATTATTTTATTTAAAATATCATTATTAGATATATAATCTAGTTCATTATTATATTTATCAACTAAAAACATATTATATAATAAATTATAATAATTTGTTTAAATTAATAAATTATCTATTATTTTATATTATGTTAACTACTAATAAATCAAATAGAGATTTATCTCTAATATTATCAAATATTAATTTTAATAATGCTGTTCAAAATAATAATAAAGTTTATTATCAGGATAAATCAAATATTTATAATGATAATATTTTAAATAATAATAATAAAGAACTAGATAATTATAAAATTATTGATAATTTTAATAATATAAATATAGAACAAAATATTAATAATATACTAATAATATTATTAATAGTTATTATATTATTAATTATATTTTATAATTTATTAAAAAAAAATTATAATATTAAGTAATATGAAAATATATATATTAAGACATGAAAATAGAACTACAGATTGTTCATTTTTTTCACCATTAACTGAAAAAGGTTTAGAAAATTCTAATTTATTAGTAAAAATATTAGATGAATGTAATATTAATTTAGTTATATCTTCACCATTTATTAGAACATTACAAACTATATATCCATATATATGTAAAAATAATAAATTAATTAATATTGAATATGGTTTATGTGAAATTCATGATAAAGATATTATACCAAAAAAAGCAGTAGGACAAAAATTACCTGAATATTTATTTACATCATTTAAATGTAATCCACAATATAAATCATTAATCAATTCTACTGATATTAAATATCCTGAAATATATGATGATGTTGTTAAAAGAATAAAAATAATTTTAAAAAAAATAATAATGAAATATTATAAATCTGATTTAAATATATTAATTGTTACACATCAACCATTATGTAAATCAATATTATATATTATTAATAAATATAATAAAGTTAATCCAGATATATTAAATAATTATCCATTAGGAAAAATATGTTTAATATATAATAATGATTGGACATATAAATTAATAAACTAATAAATTATTAAATTATTAGTTTATACATATTATTTTATATTATTAATTAATAATATGAATGAAATTATTATGGAATCAAATATAGATAAACTTATTGTAACAAAAATATCTAATTTTATTAATAATAAAAAATCAGAATTATTTATAAATGATGATTTTATATGTTATATAAAAGATTTAATTAAAAATTATTTTCCAAAATTAAATGAAATAGATTTAATTTTTATTAATCATATAATTTTATATATAATTAATTTTATATCTATTAAATTTAATTTTGATAAAAATAATAATAATTATATAAATCAATGGAAACAAAATAATAATAGAGATATAATAGGTGTATTATCATTAATATTACCATATATTGATAATGATGATAAAAAATTAAATAATTTAATAGATTTAAATCATATATTATATAATAAATCTACTCATAAAATATCAAGTGATATTTTAAAACAGCCAAGAAGTGAAAGTTTATTAAATTTTAAATATTCTAATTTAGCAATTGGATTATTAAAAAAATCAGATAATAATTCTTTATTAGATTTATATGACATTAATAATAATAAATTAATATATAAAATTATAATTAATAATTTTTTAGGTTTATTACAAACATTAAATATATTAAATGGGAAATTATATCTTAATTGGATAAATATAGTTCCATTTAATTTAAATAATTATAATAAGTCTACTATATATTTACAAACTGAAGAAAAAATAAATAAAATAAAATTAATTATTAATACAAACAATACAAATAAAACAACTATAGATAATATTATATATAATCGTATAAATTTAAATATAGAATTAAATTATAAATTTGAAGAAATATATAATGGATTATGGTTAGGGGATATATATAATATATTAAGAAATAGATATTATGAACAATTTACAAATATTAAATGGTTAATATATCCTTATGAATATAATAATAATAAAATTTATTTAATACAAGGATTAAATAAATTAATAGATTTAAAACCATTTTTAAATAAAACTAAATTTAATGAAAATTTTCAACTTGATAATTTAATAAATAATTTAAAAAATAATATATCAGTACTTGATAATATTGAGATTGATTTTTATATATTAAAATATTTATTAATAAATTTAATAAATGATAATTTTTTACAGAATGATAAATTTATAAATTTTTATGACCCTAAAATAAATAATATTTTTTATAATAAATTTAATTTTAGGGGTGATATAGAAGATGTAAATGATATAAATGAATATGATGATTTTCTGGATAATAATAAATTAAAAGATAAATATAATAAAAAAATAGATAGTATTACTCATCTAGATATAATTAAAATATTAGAATTAATAGTTAATTATAATTTATTTTTTAATTTTTGGATGTATTTAATTAATATTTTAGATCAATTTATTAAATCATCATATGGTAAATTTTTAATAGAAAAAGTAGATGATGAATTAATAATAAATAATTCATTTTATTATTATAAACCTTTTAATAATGAATTAAGACAAAATTATAATGATGATATAAAAATTAATTTAAAAAATATATATAATATATCAAAATCATTATCAAGAGATTCTAATTGGATGTTAAATAGAAATAATTATATATCATTATCTTCTGTAGAAAAAAATAATTTGTTTTATAATATTAATTCAAATGATAATTCAAATATATCAAAATGGTTAAATTTAAAAGGAAATGTTAAAAAACAATTTATAACAGCAAAAAATATAAATTATGATGATTATATAATTAATTTATTAATAAATTTTCAATTTATTTATTTACATCTTATTTTTGAAGAATTAATATCATCAGGAATATTAAGTTATTTTACTTCAAATATTGAAATAACTGATAATTATGAAAATAAAAAAAATAATATTGATACTATAAATAAAATAAAAAAAATATTTTCAGATAATATGATTAATTGGAATGAATCATATTATTATTTAACTAGTGAAAAATTCAAAGATTTACCTAAAAAAAAGGATGAAAATAATTTTTTTAGTAAAAATTGTTTTGAAAATTTAAGTAAAAATAATATTATAATGAGTTTTCCATTAGATTGGATGTCACAAATTAATTTTTTTCATCATTATATCTATCATCAAATAATATATGTAACTGGAGCTACAGGCATTGGCAAATCAACTCAAGTACCTAAATTATTATTATATGCATTAAAAGCGATAGATTATAATTATACAGGTAAAGTAGTTTGTTCAGTTCCTAGAAAAGATGTATTAACAAATAATTCATTTAGAATTGCTGATGAATTAGGTGTTCCTATTAATAATAATATTGATAAAAAAGATAATAAATATGATAAAGATAATTATTATGTACAATATGAGTCAAAAGAAATTAATTATAAAATTGATTTACATTATGATAATTATAATGATGATATAAATTATAAAATTCAGTTGTATCATTTAAAAATTATAACTGATGGAATGCTAAAAAATAAAATTACTAATGTTCCATTATTATTAGAGAATAACACTTATAATATTAAATATGATATTATAATTATTGATGAAGCACATGAACATAATTTTTATATGGATTTATTAATATCATTAATGCGTCAAACTTGTTATTATAATAATAAAATAAAATTAGTAATAATGTCTGCAACTATGGATGAAGATGAACCAATTTATAGAAGATTTTTTAATACAAATAATGATAATTTAACTTTTCCAATTAAAAATTTATTAGATAATTTTTTATTTGATTATTCAAATCCAGTATATAATATTAATATGGTCTTATTAAATTTTTATGAAAATTATTTACCATCAGCTATATATATGGATAGAAGATATCATATATCACCTCCAAATAAACCAACTAGATTTAATGTTAAGGAAACATATTTAGATAATAATGATAATTTTATTAATGATAATAGTAAATCTGAAGAATATATTGATAAAAAAAATTCAGATATAGCACAACAATTAGGTATAAATAAAATAATTGATTTATGTAAAACAACTTCAACAGGTCATATTTTATTTTTTTGTACAGGAAAAATGGAAATTATAGAAAGTGTAAATGAATTAAATAAAAAAATACCAAATAATGTTATAGCATTAGCTTTTTATAGTGATTTATCATCAGACTATAAAACAAAAATTACTAATATAAAATATTATATTAATACTCTTAATATTACAAAAATAGAACTTAATAATAATAATGCACCAGATAGTGAAAATGTAATAGATAAATCATTGCCAACTAATTATTATACTAGAGCAATTATAGTAGCAACAAATGCTGTAGAAGCATCTATAACTATTGATGGATTACAATATGTAATTGATAATGGATATGCAAAAGTAAATATGTATAATTATGAATTAGGAATTGAAAAATTAATAGTTAAAAAAATTTCTGAAAATAGTAGAAAACAAAGAAGAGGTAGAATTGGTAGAACTGATTATGGGGAAATTTTTTATATGTATATAAAACATTTTTTAATAAATATAAAACCATATTATGAAATTTCAATATCAAATTTTGATGTACATTTTAAAAATTTACTTTGTTTTGATGAATTAGAAAAAAATATTAATATTAGTTATTTAAAAAATTATGAAAAGTTAATACAATTTGATAAAACAGATTTTAATTTAATACAATTTGATAAAACAGATTTTAATTTAATACAATTTGATAAAACAGATATTGATAAAAAAAATAAAATATATGATTTTTGGAGTGATAATTATAAAATTAATATATTTAAATTAAATGATGAAAATATATTAACTTTAAATAAGTATTATATTAATCATTATTATAATAATGATGAATTAGAAGTATATTATAGATTTAATAATAAATATAATAATAAATCAACTAATGGACAAATTGATATAAATTTACTTGATCAAAAAGGTCAATTTTTTTTAATTCATTATTTTGAAAATAATATAACAAGAAATATTTTAAATAATATTATTAAAGTTGATGATAAAGAAATTAATTATATACCTATTAATCATGATAAATATAAAAAATTATTAAGTACACTATATTATAATAATTTAATAATAGATAATGATGGTGAATATTTATATAATATTTGTAATAATATTAATATATCGCAAAACCAACAAAAAGAAAATACCAAAATACAAAAAATAATAAAATCAAATTTATCTATGTTATTAAATGAATCTGAAGATATTGAAGATATTACAAATTCTAATTTAAATAAAGAATTAACTTTATATTATTCAACTAAAATGAAATGTAAAGATGAAATTAATAATATATTTGATATTTTAGATTTAATTAATTATAAATTAGATAATTTAATTGATAAAAATAAATTTATTAAATTAAAAAAATTATATAATAATAATAAATTATTTTATCAATCAGATATTTTATATATTCATTTAATAATTTTAAAAATTATTAAAAATATTAATTATATTTTATATGATAAAATTAATAAAATAATTAGTAATTATATTAATTATATTAATAGTATTAATAAATTAAAAATAATAATAGAAAAAAATATTAAATATAAATTATTAGAAATACAAAAAGAAATTCAAATAATAATTATTAATATTATAAATAAAAATAAAAATGAAATAATAATATGGTGTGATAATAATAATTTTAAATCAGATATAATTATAAAATTTATGATTAAATATTATAAAAATATTTTTAATAATATTCATTTAGTAAAAACTAAAATAACTAAGATTGATGAAATTGATAAATTATCTATAGAAGAAAGAATATTAAAATCATTTATGTATGGATATTTCTATAATAATAAAAAAATATCTAATAATCAATTAATTGAATATACATTTTTAAATATTAAAAATAGTAATAATTCATTTATTTATTTAAAAAATGATTTAAATAATGATAATAAAGAATTATTATTAATATTAACTCCAATAGATATTAATGTTCAAAGGAGTATTAGTTATTTATATTATAATTTTAGAAATAATAATTTAGATAAAGAAGAAATTATAAAAATTAATAATTTATCAAATAAATATTATTTTTATCTAAATAATAATGATTATCCATTAATTAAATATTATTATAATTTAATGATAAAAAAATTGAATATATAATATATTTTAATAATATGATAAATTATATATGTATATATCAACTAATATTATTAAATAATGAATTTTCAAATTCAAATAGAAAAATTTAAAATAGATTATAAATCTGATTTAAATATTCAAGGTTTTATAATAGAATATAAAAATACAAAATATATAATAACATTACATCAAAATTTACCAATTAATAATAATATTTTATTAAATGATATAAATTATAATTTTAATATTTTAATAAATTCTGGATGGTCTGAATTATTAATATTAGAATATCCAAATGATATTGAAAATTATAGACATACTATTTATAATAAAATACAAAATAAATTACCAAAAAAAGAAGATAAATTATACTTAGATTATAAAAATTTAAATAATTATAAATTAAATATAAATTCAATAGATTTTATTTCTATTAATTTTATTGATACAATTATAAAATTACCTTTTATAATTGTATCAATAACTAATATTTTAGAATCAGATTTATATAAAGATACATTAATTATAAATGAGTTAATTGGGTTACCTGTATTATTTAATAATAATATTATTGGTATTATTACAAGAGTTATAAATCAAAATATTTTTGTATTACCAATTTATATTGTAATAAAAAATTTAATAAAACAAGATAATAATAATATTTATATTTTGAATAATATTGAAAATATAAAAAAAATAGGTAATAATATAATTAATGAAGATACCACTATATATCATACTAAATTAAAATATAAAATTCCATTAAATACTTATTTTTTATTAGAAGGAGATATTAATAAAGAAATAAAAGTAAAATTAAAATCAAATATATATGAAATAGTAAAATATGAAAAATATAATTTAAAACTAAGCAACGAAATAAATATAATTAATATAAAAAATATATTTAAACTAACATCTAGATTAATGTCATTAATAAGATTTTTATCTATTGATAAAAATACTTTAATTACACTTGTAAAATATTTAGAAAATAATGATATATCAATTTGGATAAAATTAGAAATAAAAAAAATTAATGATGATATAATAATTAATATAAAAATTAAATAATATCTTTATTTAATTTAATTAATAATTTATCAATACATAAATCACTTAACATATTTAGATTAATAAATATACCATTAATATTAGAAGATATATTATTACCAATATCTATAAATATTATATTATATATATCAATTAAATCATCTTTATTTTGAAAATATTCTAATTTTGTAAGTAATTTTTTTCTAAAACTAGAATTATATTTTCTATTTTTTTTTATTTCCATTATTATATTATAATATTTTATTATTATAAAAAAACTAACTATAATTTTTTATTATAATATATATTATAATATGAGTTTTGATAAAGATTTTTCATATCCTGAATATGATGATTTAAATTTTCAATATAAAATATTTAAAAAAAGAGAATTTTATTACAATTTAGTACCTCATAGAGAATTAATGAAATCTTATGATGAAATAAAAAATTATAGAGATTTACATTGTCCCATAGGTGAAGTTCAACCAACTGAACAACAAATTATTTTACCTAATTTTATTAATCCAACTACATCTTATAGAGGAATATTAATAATGCATGGTGTTGGAACTGGTAAAACTATGGCAGCTATTAGAATTGCTGAACAATTTAAAGAACAAGTAAAAAAATATAATACAAAAATATTAATATTAGTACCAGGATCTAATATTAAAGAAAATTTTAAAAATGAATTAATTGATAAGACTGGTAATACTTATTTAAAAAATAAAGATTTATTAAATGTGGCATCAAAAGAAGAAATAAAATATGAACGTAAAATTGCATTATATAATGCATTACAATATTATAGAATATTAACTTATAAATCATTTCATAAAAAAGTATTAGGTGATAAAATTATTGAAAAAAAAATAGTTGATAATAAAAAAATTAAATCAAATTATAAAAAAAATGAGAAAGGTGAATATGAAAGAGAAATAGTAATAGATAAAATTGTTAATATGAATAATACAATATTAGTAATTGATGAAGCGCATAATATGTGCGGTAATGAATATGGCGAATCATTAAAAAAAATAATTAATAAATCAGAAAATTTAAAAATAATTTTATTATCAGGTACACCGATGACAAATTATGCAGATCAAATTATAGAATTATTAAATTTTATCAGACCTCAAGATGATTTAATAAAAAGAGATAAAATATTTACTAAAGAAAAAAATTATAAAATGAAAATAAAAGAAAATGGCCTTGAATATTTAAAAACAAAAGCAAATGGTTTAGTAAGTTATTATAGAGGTTCAATACCATATACATTTGCAAAAAGAATTGATAAAGGTGTTATACCTAATAACATGTTATTTACACCTGTAATGAAATGTTATATGGAAAAATTTCAACATGATACTTATATAACTACATTAACTAATTATAAAGATACATTATATAAATCATCCTTAGCTGCAGCAAATTTTGTATTTCCAGGTTTATCAAAAGATAGAAATGAATTAGGTTCTTATTATTCAAATGAAGGTGTAACAACTATATTATCACAATTAATGTATGATGGTGATAAAATAAGATCATTGATAAATAAAGAATTATTTAATGGTTCATTATCTAAAGAGGAAGAAAAATTATTTATATATGAAAGTAATAAAAAATCAATAACAGGATTAATTTTAAATCTTAAATATATTAAAACATTTTCTACTAAATTTTATAATGTAATAGTTAATTTAAATAAATTATATGAAAGTGTTGATAAAACTAATAATAAAACAAGTGATAAAACAAGTGATAAAACAAGTGATAAAACAAGTGATAAAACAAGTGATAAAACAAGTGATAAAACAAGTGATAAAACAAGTTGTACAGCATTTGTATATTCTAATTTAGTTAAAGCAGGAGGAATGGAATTATTTGCAGAAGCATTAATTCAAAATGGTTATCTAGAATATCAAGAAAATATGATTTATGATATTAAAGATGATACTATAGATTATAGAACTGGATTAACAAATTATGAATTTAAGAAAAAAAAATTAGAAAATTTTTATCCAGCTACATTTTTATTAATAATTGGAGGAGAAGAATTTTCAGAAGATATACCTGCAGTTAAACAACAAATTATTAAAAATGTTTTTAATAATATTAATAATATTAAAGGAAGATATATAAAATTTATTTTAGGATCTCGTGTTATGAATGAAGGAGTTACTTTAAAAAATTGTAAAGAAATACATATCATTGATGCATTTTATAATATTCCTAAATTAGAACAAGTAATTGGTAGAGTTATTAGAATGTGTGTTCATCAAGATGTAATTAATGATAATTATAGAGATCCAGAAGTAAATGTATATAAATATGTAATAGCACTAAAAGATAAATTATCTACTGATGAAATTTTATATAAAAAAGCAGAAATTAAATTTTTAACTATTAAAGAAGTTGAAAGAGCTTTAAAAGAAGTATCATTTGATTGTCCATTATTATTTCATTCTAATGTTTTTCCTGAAGATGTTGAAAAATATAAAGATTGTGTTTATCCAACAATTGAAAATGTAAAAGCAGGTAAAACTATATGTCCAGCATTATGTGATTTTAAACCATGTGATTTAAAATGTTATTCTAAAGATTTATCTAAATTATGGGATAAAAATAAATCTTCTTATAAATTATTAGATAAAAAAGATATTGATTATAATACATTTAATAATAATATGTCAAAATATGAAATTGATAATATTAAATCTAAAATAAAAGATTTATTTAGATTTAAACATGTTTATACGTATGATGAAATTTTAAATAAAATTAAAGAATCATTTTTAGAACATCAATCTTATTTATTTGAAGAATATTTTTTAGATCAAGCATTAGAAGAAATGATGCCTAAAAGTGAAAATGATTTTAATAAATTCAATGATATTATTTATGATAAATATAATAAATCTGGATATATTATACAAAGAAATATGTATTATATATTTCAACCATTTGATGAAAATGAAAATATACCATATTATTATAGAAAAAATATTAATATTAATTATGTTAATAATATATCATTAGAGAATTATATTAATCAAAATTTTAATAATATTAATATTAAAAATAAAGATAGTATTAATATTATTGAAGAAAATGAAAATAATAAACAAATTGGTTATAATTTTGATGAAGTTCTTGAATATTATCAAAATAAATCTGAAAATTTTATAGTAGGTATTATTGATAAAAATATTAATAAATTAAGTTCTACTGACGAAGATTTATTTAAAATAAGACCTTCTATTAATAATAAAATAAATACAAAAAAAAGAGGAGTTGGTATTTATTCTTTTAAGGGAACATTATGTTCTTCATATAAAAATAAAGAAGAATTAATTAATATAATTAAAAAAATTTCAAATATTACTAAATCAGAAATAAATAATTTTGATAATTTATCAAAAGATAAATTATGTATTGAAATTAAAAATAAATTATTAAATTTAGAAAAATATTCTACTACTAAAGATAATAATAAATTAACTTATGTTATTATTCCAAATAATCATCCTATTTATGAATTTCCTTATAATCTAGAAGATAGAATTAAATATATTATTAAATATTTTAGTGATATTGTTAATTTTAATCTTACTAAATTATTTGAAATTATTAAAAAAAAAGATAATAATAATGTATTTTATGAAATGTTTATTAAAAATGATAAAATATTAAAAAATATTACTCAAGAATTATATAATAAAAATTTTATTTTAAAAAATAATAGTTGGACTAAAATTATATTATAAATATATTATTTTTTTCTATAATATATATTATATATGAGTAATATGGGAAATTGTAATAATACTACTTTTCATGGATTAATGAAATGGTTTCCATGTTTAGTAGAAAAATATGGTTGGATATTGATGTCACTAATAACTTTAGATACATGTTCGGATGATGATAAAAAACATAAACTTTATAAAATTAAAGCTTATGTTTCTGAAATTAACTCTTTTTGTAATCATTGTAAAAATAAATTAAAAGAAATTAATGAAGAAGATCGTAAAAAAGATATATTAATTATTCATGATAAAATTATTATATTTAAAAATACTATTATAAAACAATTAATTGAGTTATATAATTTAAAAAAATGATTTATTAAAAATTATTAATATTTAAAAATATTAATATTAATATTAATAATGAATGATGAATTTAATGATATGGTTAATGAAGTATATTATAATTTAGTTAGAACAAAATCTAATAACTTAGTAATACCTAATTTTATTATTGAAATATTACCTACTAAATTATATTGGAAAAATATTAAAGAATTTTTAGATGTTATAAAAAGAGATCCTCAACATTTTTTAGAATATATAAAAAATCAATACACTAATAGAGAAATACATTTATATTCTTCAAATATAAGTGATGGATTAATAATACATGGTAAAAAATTAAAAAATACTGATATATATAATATTACTAATAAATATATTAATACTTTTGTAATATGTCCAAGTTGTATGAAACATGATACTATTATGGAAAAATTACAAAAAAAAAAATATAATTTTATTTGTAATAATTGTAATATGAGTAAATATTTATAAAAAATAATTATATTCCTATATAATAAGATGTTAATAATGGTATACCTTTAGAAATATCCCAATTTTTAAATTTTTTTTTTAATTTTTGTTCATTTTTATATTGTTTAATAAATTTATCTTGATCAAAACATTTATTAAAATTTATTATTTTATTTATAATTACATATAATATTATTAAACTTATTCCAATAATCCAAATATTATTAAATAATTGTAACATCTAATATAATATAATTATAAAAAAAATATTTAAAGATTTATATATATATAATATTGCCTATATAGTGTAATTAAGCACATATGTATGTTACACATAAAGTCAAGGTTAAAATCCTTGTATAGGTACAACGTGTAGAAACACGTTCTACAACCAAAACTTGGGTTTGGTTGTTAACTACTGACCAGTAGTTTTATCTCTTTTATAAAAATAAATAAAAGAGAATTAAAATAGTTATAAAATAATAATTAATATTATTATTTTATAATTATATTATAATGAAATTAGATATAATTTTATCTAATAAAAAATATAAAAATTTAAAAATAAAAAATAATAAAGATACTGTTATTATTAAATTAAATATTAATAATATTAATAATATTAATAATATTATTATTTTATATAATAATATTGATAAAGTTAATATTAATTTTAAAGATATTAGTAATGAATTATTAATAAATAAAATAATGACACAATTACATAATATTCTATATGATTACAATAAAAAAATAGATTATGAATTTAATAATATAGATAATAAATATATATTTATTTATAATGAATTAGATAAATATAAAAATATTGTTATGGATCCTAATAAAAATCAAAAAACATATTTAAAATATATAGAATCAAGAATTCCTAAAAATTATGAAAAAAAAATATTTAATTTAAATGAAACTAAATTATTTCCATTAACAAAATCTGTTGGTGAGGCTTCAATACATGATTCATATTTTGTACATATTTATCCTAAAAAATATAATCCAAATAATAAAACTTTATTTTTAATTGGTAAATCAGTTACATTTGATACAGGTGGTCTTGATCTTAAACCATCTAGACATATGTCAGATATGAAAACTGATATGATTGGATCGGCTATATTAATAAGTGTTTTAAATATATTAGTTAATAATAATATAGATATAAATTATAATATTCATATATTAGCACCAATTGTAGAAAATGTTATTGGTGCAAAAGCAACTAAACCAGGTATGGTTATTAAATCAATGAATAATATTAAAATAGAAATTACAAATACTGATGCAGAAGGTAGATTATGTATTGTAGATGCTATAGAATATATTAATTTATATTTATTAAAAGATATTAATATTAATAATTGTTTAATATTAGATATTGCAACTTTAACAGGGAATGCATCATTAATCACTAATGGTATTTCTAGTATTATATTATGTAATAATAAAGGTACAAAATATTTAAAACAAATAACTGATATTGGTGAAAATATTGAAGAATATGTTGATACTATTAAACTTAGAAATAACTATGTTGAATTATTAAAATCTCCTGTTGCAGATATTAAAAGTGTAAATTTAAATATTAAATCTGATTGTATTATGGCAGGTGCTTTTTTAAATTATTTTATAAATAAAGATATTCCTTGGTTACATTTAGATGTAGCATCATGTACTTTTTTTAATGAAAAACCAGTTTCATATGGTATAAATTTATTATATGAATTCATAAAAAATTTATAAATAATTTAATAAAAAATTGATATTAATATTTATAAACATTTTTTTATTTATTTATAATGAATGTTATAAATATAAAAATAGATTTATCAAATTATCCAATTTTAAATAATTTAAAAAATACTGAATTAAATAATACTATAAATAAATTAATTAAAACTGGATATGATATACATTTTCCATCTTTTAATAAAATAGAAGATAAACTTGAATATAATGATTTATTAAAATATTTAACTTCAATAAAGGAAGATTTATTAACTAATTTTATTAGTATAAAAGACGATTTAAAAGATAATAATATAAATTTAGAAATAAATAATAAAATAGAATCTTTAGAAAAAAGTTTAAATAAATTAATAGGTATTTCAAATAATTCTTATAAAAAAGGTAATATTGGTGAAAATATATTAGAAGAATTATTTAGTCAACGATATGGTGATATTATTTTTGAAAGAAAAAATTTAACTCCACATTCAGGAGATGCTTGGTTATATTTACCAGATAATACAATTATTATATTAGAAAGTAAAAATTATGCTACTACTGTTAATAAAGATGAAGTAACAAAATTAGAAAATGATATGATAAATAATAATATAAAATGGGCAATATTAGTTAGTTTTAATTCACTTATACAAAATATGAAAGAATTAGATTATTATACATTTAATCATAATAATGAAACTTTTTCTATAATTACTATATCTAATTTATCACAAGATATTCATAAATTAGATTTAGGTTTACAAATTATAAGAAAATTAATTAATATTTTTAATAAAGAAAAACAATTTCCTTGGATTGTATCTAATATTAATAATCATTTAACTGAATTAAATAATATTATGCATAAAAATTATTTATTAAGAGATAATTATTATTTAATGGAAAAAAATATAAATATATCATTATCTAATTATTATACAATTTTAAGAGATTATCAATATGAAATACAAACTAAAATTAATGATATAACTAAACAAATACAAGGTACCATGAATGATAGTATTATAAATTTTAATGATAACTATAAAATTATTATTGAAAAATATAAAGATCATAAAATGATCACTTTATTAGAAAAAATATTAGATATAATTAAAAATAAAAAATATATTATACAAAATAATGATAATGATATTGATATATTTAAAAAAGAATTAACTTCAGAAATAATATTATTTAAAATTAAAATTCAATTAAAAAAAATTAATATTATTATTTGTGAAAATGATAATATTATTACATTTAATATAAGTAAAAATAAAGAAAATATTAAAAATTTAAATTATTTAGAAAAATTTTAATTATTATTTATCTAAAATACAAATAATAATAAAAAAATAATAATTGATATTACTATTACAATAATTATCCAATTATCAGATAACATATCTGATATACCTTTAAAAGGATTAGGTGGTAAATAATTTTTTGGATCTGTTAATCCTTTTCTTAAATGAGCTGCATAATCTGGTATTACTTTCATATTACCTTTAGTTCCTAGAGTTGTTAAACTAGTAAATGGTGCTGCAACAAGTTCTGTATTAGAGTTAATATTAGTTATATCTTTATTTCCATCAATAGTAGGGATACAATCAGTATTACTTAATATTATTTTATCCTCTTTTAAAATGTCATCTATCTCATCTGATGGATTTGGTGCATTATATGTTATTATATTTCCATTATTATTAGGATTATTTATTATTTTTATTATATTAAAATTATAATTAGCTAAATTACCTATTTTACGTAGAATTTTTTCTAGTACATACACAGTTACACCTAAAACTGCTGCAAATGCTACGACACTTTTTTTATTTTTCCACATCCATGTAAGCGCTCCTTCTGATGCTATTTCTTTAACAGTTCCTGCATTTGCGTCTACTTTTGCGTTAGCATCAGCCTCTGTCTTAGGGCCATTAACATCTCCTTGTTTTGCTGCAGCTGCAGCGTCATCTGCTTGTTTTGCTGCAGCTGCAGCTTCATCAGCTTGTTTAGCGGCAGCAGCAGCTTCATCTGCTTGTTTAGCGGCAGCTGCAGCTTCATCTGCTTTTTTTGCTAAAGCTGCAGCAACTTCATCTGCTTGTTTTGCTGCATCTTTAGCACCATTCTTTACTGTTTGTGCTAAAGCAGCAACAATTTCATCACTCTGAGCTGCGGCACTTCCTCCTAAATTAATACCACCCTTAATAACTACTGATCCCATATCTGCAGCACCTTGTCCAGCATTTACTACACCCTTTAATATACTACCTCCAGCGTGTTCTATAATTTTACATTTATAAAAATCACCATTTATATTATACATAATATATATATATATATATATATATATATATATTTTTTTTTTACTTAATAATTATATTTATTATAGTTATAAATATGTTATATTTACTACAGGTCTATTTATTATGTATGTTCCTTTTTGTTTTTTTGTTCTTTTAATTTATTTTATAGTTCTGTCTTTTTTTGTATTTATTGTAGTCATTCATTGATCTATTCTTTTTTTAGCTATAATAATAGTTTTAGGAACTATTCCTGCTATTCCATCAATATATTATTTCCCAAGTTACCATTCATTTCAGACAAATTTTTTTTTCAATAACTGAAATTGAAATAGATTTTTACCTCATTTATTTTTGGCGGCTTGTTATTCTTTTAATTTTATGTCTAGTTCTGCCTTTTTTGTATTTTTTCTTGCATTACTGTATTCCTAGATTTTGTCTTATTTGTTTGTTTCGTTCTTCTTCTTCTGCTTTTAATTGTTTGTCTTGTTCTTCTTTTAATTTTTTTTCTAGTTCTACCCTTGCTTCTTGTATTTTTTTTTTTCTTTCCGCTATTCCTTTATCTGTTCTTTTCTTAGCTACAATACTAATTTTAGGAGGTATACCAGCTATTCCATCATTATATGTCGTATTCAGTACGTTATTATCCATTCCAGGCAAATCTTTTTTTTGAATAGAACTAATTAGTATAGTTTTATTTTCATTACTAATTTTATCAGGTTCTATATCATTGTCATTGAATGAACATTTTACAATCTTATTACCAGCCTCATCAGTATCCAACTTTTCTTTATATCCTGTACGACATGGCTTATAACATTTTGTTCTACCTATACCAGGATCATATTTTAGCATTCCTTTAGGACACGTTACATCAGGCCCTTTTAGTGGCCTTGGAAAATCCCAGTTATTAGTACACGATCCACCCATATTTAGATCACCTACATTCTGCCAACCACTAGGACATGATCTTGTAGCGTTATCTTCCATATTTCGGGTTTCAACTGGAAAATTGTTATCATGACACAGTCCTGTATGTAGATCATATTTCATTCCATTTGGACAATTTTTATAACATGAAGTAATATTAAAGTCACTATCCTTACTAGAACCTCTGCTTGAATAATATGTTTCATAGCGCTTTTTATCGTACTGTGTCCATCCAGATGGACAACTGTTATTATCACAAGTTAATGGATTACGATTCCATTTATATGATTCACTTGGATCATTACCACAATAACTACAAAAAGCACCATCATCATGTGATCCATCAGGGCAAGTTATAGAACACATCATGCCAATTCTTTTATTATATTTAGGTGGACAAGGTTTGTAACAAAATCCGTCAGTTTCAACTAATCCATCTTGACATTGTAGTGTACGACAAAAGTAACCATCATCATAGGCACCGCTTTTACATGGTTCAAAATTTTTTGGATCATATAAAGCTTTTATTTCTCTTACTATTGTAGTTCCAAATATTAATTCTAATAACAATTGTCCTTCTGGAACAGTACATTTTCCATTTCCATTAGGGTTAGAATCACCTCCCATATTACTACACAATATTGGATCAATCATACATATTTTAGTATCAGAGTTCCATTTATTACTACCAGAATAGGGTGCTTCACATGCTTGTTTTGTTGTATTTAATGAAAATCTACAAGTTTGACCAGACGTGCCTCCATTATCTATAAATTCAAGTTTATTATACAACGAATCCTTTGGATCATTTGATTTATTATTACATATTTCTTTTGTAAAAGAACAATTGTCACCATATATATTATTATATATTCCACCTAATTCAGTACATGATTTTTGATATGCATTTTGTAGAATTTTTGCATAATTCTTTGGATATTGAGATTGAAAATTATTCATAGGTATATTATAATCTATATTAGGGTTATTTTCATCATAGGCTGATGTATATTTTTGCATTAATTCAACAAGAGGGGCAAGTAATGGATCAGTTAAATTTGTTAATTCATTAAATATATTTTTATTTAGAATATCATTTGATGATTTTTCATCTATATCATTCAATGGACCCATTATAATAGGATAGGGATAACCCTCAGTTTCTGCATACTCGAGTAGTTCGGAATTTTCTTCTTTATACATTTTATCAAAAGTATTTGACATATCAAATTTAGCAACACCTCCTACATTTGCTGCATCTACAGCCATATTTATTATATCAAATAAAAGTAATGCAGCTCCTGCAGGACCCAAAGATAGTCTAACTAACATCTTTGCAGCTATTGCTGATATACGCCCCCCCATTTTAACTGCTGCCTGTGCAGCTTTTAATCCCATCATTATATTTTTAACATTTTTTAATATTTTACTTGCATTATTTACAGTATTTGGTAATACTTTTTTAAGTGCATTTATCATTTTTATTGACGATATATTTTTTGTTGATGCCAACTTTTTTACCGCACTCTCAATTGCTTTATCTCTAACTTCACCAAGTACACCACCTACTATAATGTCCCCAACTATCTCCCTAACTTTACTTGGATCTGGTTTAGGTGTTTTAGTTGATGATGGTGATGTTGTTGAGGTAGATGGTACTGTTGTTAATGTTGTTGATGAGGATGATGAAGATGGTACTGTTGTTGATGATGAAGATGGTACTGTTGTTGATGATGAAGAGGGCGCTGTTGTTGATGTAGATGATGCTGGTGTTTTAGTAATTAATGCTGTATTAATACTAAAATAACCAATTACGCCTATTACACATAATATAATTAATCTCATTAATAATTTTTTTATATTCATACTATATATATATAAATTATATAAAATTATTTAAAGTTATTTTTATATTAATTACATTATGAGTAAAAATAATAATGTTGCAATTGGAATAGATTTAGGAACAACATATAGTTGTGTTGGAGTTTATCAACATGGTAAAGTTGAAATTATTTCTAATGATTTAGGAGAAAGAACAACTCCATCATATGTTAGTTTTACTGATACAGAAAGATTAATTGGTGCTGCTGCAAAAAATATTGTATCAAGTAATTCTGAAAATACTGTTTATGATAGTAAAAGAATGATTGGTAGAGAATTTAATGATCCAAATGTACAAGATGATATTAAACATTATTCTTTTAAAGTTGTAAATAGCAATGGAAAACCAAAAATTAATGTACTTTATAAAAATGAATCAAAACATTTTACACCTGAAGAAATTTCAGCAATGGTTTTAACAAAAATGAAACAAACAGCTGAAGAATATTTAGGTCATGAAGTAAAAAATGCAGTAGTTACAGTACCTGCATATTTTAATGATACACAAAGACAAGCAACTAAAGATGCTGGTGCAATTGCTGGATTAAATATTTTAAGAATTATTAATGAACCAACAGCTGCTGCACTTGCATATGGTTTAGATAAGCTATCACAAAAAGCAAGAAATGTTTTAATTTTTGATTTCGGAGGTAAACATCATTACTGCTTCCTGTGGTGAAAGTCCACCTAGATAATAATAGTGAATATCTATAGTCATATGCTATAATATTCATTTAATAATTATTATTTAGAACCTGGTTAATTGCTGGAAACTCCTAAAGCTTTTCCTACCACAACATAATCCGTGAGGATAAGTGTGACGGTTTAAAAAAGGTAAAAGATGTTACAATGGACAATCAGCAGCCAAGCAAGTTAGTAATAACTTGAAGGTTCAACGACTAGGATAATTAGAGTTATTTATAACTTGAACATCCCACGAATGCCAGGGTTTATTTTCCAATTTTAATTGCTAACTCACTCATTGCTAACTCATTTAAAAATAAATTAAATTATTAATTATATGGATAATAGAAAAATAATTATTGATAACATTTTAGATATTAATTTAGATAATAAAAATATAGAAATATCTTCATTAAGTTTAAATTTTTCATTAAATAATTATTCTGCACAAAAAAATAATATATGGCATTTAATTTTGAATAATACCTGTTTATCAAAAAAAGATAAATATGTTATTAAATATAAATGTGTAACTTGTGATTCAATTCATAATGTATCAACTACACAATTTTTAAGAAAAATTAATAAATGTTCATTAAATTGTTATTTATGCAGAAATACTAATCTTGAAAAAATAAACAATCCTTCATTATTTATGAGTTTAAATAATCCTAATTCTAAAAATATAAAAAATGAATCAAATTTAAAAGATCCATTATATATAAGAAATAATAGTATTAATATTTTTGATTCATATGATAATGATTTTAAGGATAATTATTTTGAATATCATTTAACTGATGAAGATTATAATAGAATATCTAAAAATATAATTAGTTTTCATAATAATAATTTAAATAATATTACAAATTATGAATATTGGTCCATTTATAAGGTGAATAATCAAATGAATTTTACTAGTGTCATGTATGATAAAATTAATAATACTATTTTTAAACCACATCAACCTATTTTAAAATGTGATAATTGTAATCAATGTTGGCGTGCTAAATCAATTGAAAAATTTAAAAATAGTTTAAAAATATTATGTAATGATTGTTCATTTGTAAGTAAAACATTTAAACTTAGAGTATTTCATAATTGTAATAATGTAATTGTATTGTACCAATCACAACTTGAACTAAAATTTATAAAATGGTGCAATGAAAATAAATTTTGTATTAATAATGGACCTAAAATTTCATATATTTTTAATGATACAAATCTTACATATAAAATTGATTTTCAAATAAATGATATTTTAATTGAAATTAAAGATAATCATATATGGCATCAAAAAGATTTAATTTCAGGTAAATGGAATGCAAAAGAGTTAGCAGCATATGAGTTTTTAAAAACTTCTATTTATAATTATTATTTATTGCTTAATCCTAAAAATTGGATTAAGCAATTAAATGATATTAAATTAAAATTGGAAAATAAATAAGATATAGTCTGATCTCATATGAAAGTATGAGAAGCGGCAGTTAAAATCTCCCGCGATAACAAAAAAATCATGGGTACACATGATGTTTCTTTATTGGCTTTAGAAGATGGTGTTTTTGAAGTTAAATCAACTGCAGGAAATACCACTTTAGGAGGTGAGGATATTGATAACAGAATTGTTAATTTTGTTGTTGATGAATTTAAGAAAAAACATAAAGTAGATTTATCAGATAATAAAAAAGTATTAAGAAGAATTAGAACAATTGCTGAAAAAACTAAAAGATCTTTATCAGGAGTTACACAATCAACTATTGATATTGATTCATTATATGATGGCATTGATTTTAATCTTCCTTTGTCACGTGCAAAATTTGAAAGTTTATGTTCAGATATTTTTCAAAAAACTTTAGAACCAGTTGAAAAAGTTTTATCAGATGCTAAAGTTAGTAAATCACAAATTGATGATATTGTTATTGTAGGTGGTTCAACACGGATTCCAAAAGTACAAGAACTATTATCACAATTTTTTAATGGAAAAGAATTATGTAGAAGTATTAATCCTGATGAAGCTATTGCATATGGTGCAGCAGTTCAAGCAGCAATTTTATCTGGTCATTCTGATGATAAACTTGATCAACTTGTACTACTTGATGTAACCCCATTATCACTTGGAGTTGAAACAGCTGGTGGTATAATGACTAATTTAATTCCAAGAGGAACAACATTACCAACTAAAAAAACTCAAACATTTTCTACTGCAGCTGATAATCAACCTGGAGTAACTATTCAAGTTTTTGAAGGTGAACGCCAATTAACAGCACATAATAATAAATTAGGTGAATTTCACTTAAAAGATATTCCACCAATGCAAAGAGGTACACCCCAAATTGAAATTACATATGATGTTGATTCAAATGGTATTTTACAAGTGTCTGCAGTTGAAAAATCATCTGGAAAATCTGAAAAAATTACTATTACTAATGATTCAAATAGATTATCTCAAGAAGATATTGAAAGAATGTTAAAAGAAGCAGAAAAATTTAAAGATGATGATGAAAAAATTAAACTAAGAATTGAATCTAAAAATAAACTTGAACAATTTTGTTATTATACTAAATCATCATTAAATGATCCTAAAATAAAAGAAAGTTTAGGTGATGATTTTGATACTGTTGATACTACTATTGCTGATACATTAAAATGGATAGAATCTAATTCTAATGAAAGTCATGAAGTATTTGATTCAAAATATAAAGAAATTGAATCAGTTATTCAACCACTTTTATCTAAAGCTTCTCCTAATGGTGCACCTTCAGGTATGCCTGGTGGTATGCCTGAAGGTATGCCTGGTGGTATGCCTGAAGGTATGCCTGGTGGTATGCCTGAAGGTATGCCTGGTGGTATGGGTGGCATGGGTGGTATGGGTGGTATGGGTGGTATGGGTGGTATGGAAGAAATGATGAAAGGAATGTTCCCCAATGGTATGCCAGAAGGTGGAATGGAAGGTATGGCAGAAACTATGAAAGGAATGTTTCCTAATGGTATGCCAGAAGGTGGAATGGAAGGTATGGCAGAAACTATGAAAGGAATGTTTCCTAATGGTATGCCTGATATTCCTGAAGATACCTCTCCTGATCCTGATGTTGATTAAATTTTTAATTAAAAAAATAATAAAAAAATATTTTTTTTATTAAGTATATATGTACTATTTAAAATTTAATTTATATTTATTATAAAATATAAATTAAATTTTAATAAATACTATATTATCTATACGAGATATAGTATCTACTTTATATAAATCTCCTTTTAATCCAAGTCCAGTACAATGATATGATAATTCAGTTGGCTTATTTAGATAACAGATATTACCAACTCTAGTAAAAATTTCAGGAGAATAAAATTTTTTAATTTTAAGAGTAAAATAATCATATTTATGATCATAATTAAAGCCTTCATAATTAATTATTGTATTTTCAGCAATTTTTTTTAAATAATCCCATAATTTATGTCTAGGCCATCTTCTTTCCGGAAAATCGGGATTATAAGAATGAATTATATATTTTATAGGTTTATTAAACCATATATATCCATAGAATATAGCAAAATAATACATTAATAATCTATGATAACCATTTACATTTTCAATTGTAAATTCATTAATTCCTGATTCAAATAATTTAATAAATGGATAATTAATTGAATTAATAAATTTTTTTCCTATAATTTTTCCAATTAAATTATTAATATCTGCATAATATCTAGAATTTTGTTTATTTATATATTTATTTTTTAAATATTTAATATAATAATTAGCAAAATATTTACCTATTAATTTATCAAACATAATTATTTTATGAACTGTATATGTTGTTATTTTTCTTTTAGTAAATATTTTTTCTAAAAATAAATCATTTGTAAAAGTTAATCTAATATTTGAATTAGAAATAAATAAATTATACATAAAATTATCAATATCATATTTTTTTATTTTTTCATTTAAATAATATTTTATATATATATTATTATTATATATTAAATAATTACATAATACATAATATTTTTTTGTATCACTTAAATTAAATTTAGTATCAATTATAAATTCAAAAATTTTTGTATTAAAAAAATCTAATTGTATCATTTTTGTAAAATCTACCATAACAAAAAAATGTTTTTAAAAATTATATATTGAATAAAATTACTTTATACAATATATATTAAATATCATTAATATATATTATATTCAATTTTATTTTGTATATATTTATTAAATCATTACATAAACTATGTAATTGTTTTCTTTAAAATCATTATATAAACTATTAAATTTTTATGTTTAAAATCATTATAAATTGATTTTATAAGAGATATATACTCATTACGATTTCTTTTTTTATTCCAACTAATTACACATTCATTAACACCTGCACCTAAATGTGGTATTATTACAAAAGAATTTTTTTCACACTTATCAAAACATGCTTTAATACATTCACCTAATGCATTTTTATTAAATTCAGAATACATATAATTTATATCTAAATTTTTTACTATAGTATCAGCTGCTATATATATATAATTAAAATTATAATTATCCTTATTACTATAATCGTGAGAATCCCTTTCGCCTTTGCTTTTAGTTTCATTTTCAGGATCATATCTACATTTTTTAGTATAACTATCTTTTTTTTGACTTTCATCATTTAATTTATTACTAAATTTTTCTAATGTATCTCTACCAGTTTTAAAACAAGGATTATAATTAGGTGCAAAAGTAAACAGTAAATTAACTTTAATTGATTTAGGTTTAATATATAAATCAATATTATTAATTAAATATGATAAATTATATTTTGTATAATTATTATCAGTTCTATAATTTATATTTTGTATTGTTTCAAATGAGTCTTTTTTAATAAGCCCCCATTTAAATCCAATTTTATTACGAAATAATTCATTTGCTTCTTTCATATTTGTATATGGTTGACTACCTAACCATTTATGCATAATTTGTTCTTCAATAGGTCTTAAATTAGGATTAGTAATGTTTTTTTTTGATAATCCATGCTTTTTTAATTGTTGTATAATATTTGCATATTTAGGCTCAAATTTGTTATATGATGAAATATTAATATTATCTTCATTTATAAATTTTATAACACTTTTAATATCTTCTATATCTTCTGTATTAAATAAACCTGATAATTTATAACTTGTATCTCCTCCTGGTTTACCAGCATTTCCAGCAACAACTACATATATATTATATTTACTATTATTACACTCATTTATTTGATCAAATATATTTTCATATTCTGATAAATAAACACCACTTACTAATGCTTGATCTGAAGGTGTTTCTGAAGGTTGTTCTAAAGGTTGTTCTAAAGGTTGTTCTAAAGGTTGTTTTAAAGGTTGTTCTAAAGGTTGTTCTAAAGGTTGTTCTAAAGGTTGTTCTGATCTAATAAGTGGTTGAATAGGTGGTTGAAAATGTAGGCTGTCTAAATCTGCTAGTAAATGGAATACATTTGTATCAGGTGATGTAAATGTATTAGTTGGTGGTGGTAATCTTTGTGGAATAGATGGTTTAACTATAAATGTATCAGGCGGGGGTGGTAATTTTTGTGGAATAGATGGTTTAACTATAAATGTATGAGTTGGTGGTAATCTTTGTGGAATAGGTGGTATATCAGATGGTTGTAATATTTTTTGATCAGAGGGTGTAAAAGTTGTTGGTAAAGGTGTTCTAAATGTATTTTTTGGTGGTAATCTTTGTGGAATAGGTGGTGTATCAGGTGATCTAAATGTATCAGTTGGTTGTAATATTTTTTGATCAGAGGGTGTAAAAGTTGTTGATAAAGGTGATGTAAATGTATCAGTTGGTGGTAATTTTGGTTGTTTTTCTAAATCTTGTGTTGGTTCTATAGATTTTTTTTTAAAAAAAAGATATCTAAAAAAATCTAATATACCACCTCCTTGTTGTTCTATTTTTTTTAAATTTATATATTTATTTTTATATTTTAAATATTTAGTTTTATAATATAAATTATTATTCATTTTATATATATTATAATTAATATAATAATAATTAAATTTATTATTTTTAAATATTTATTAAAATTATTAAAAATTGAATTTATTAATTATTAGATATATTTAAATAATTTATTAGATATACATTATTTAATAATAATTATAAATACAATGCAGTGTGTAAATATACCTATTAAAATAAATAAATATAAATTACATAAAGAATTATTATCAAAAATTAATTATAAAATATATAAATCTATTTGTAATAATAAATTTAATTATGAATTTAATTTAATAGTTACTGTAACTATTGAAGGGACAAGAAAAAGAAATTATACAGAAATATATTTATTGGGAAAAGTTAATATAATATCAATTCATAATATTGAATGTAATTGTATATATTATGATTATTTAGATGATTACTGTCAATATTCAGATAAAAATAATGAATGTTTTAATTATTTTACTGAACAATTAAAATATAAAGCAATTAATAGTATATATAATTGGATTAATAATATTAATGAATATATAAATGATATAGATTTATATTATTTATATAATTTACTTGATAATAATAATAATAAAGAATTAGAAGAAAATAGATGTTTATGTAATTATAAAATAATATATAATAGAGATATATTATTTTATAATATATTTAAATTACATTTACCAATAGATATAAATAGTAAATCTTTCCACCATAATATAATATTTTATAATATTAATGGTGAAAAAATAATATTATAATTTTAATAAAGTTTAAATTAAAATATTTATTTATAATTTAAATTATAAATAAATATAATGATAATATATTCTTATAGTTTACAAGGATTGAGAGATTCAAATGAAGATCATCATTTTCATGCTTTAAATTTAGATAATAATAATAATAATTATAATAATATAAATTTATTAGGAGTTTTTGATGGACATGGTGGTAAATCTGTTAGTAAATATTTAAAAGATACGTTACCTTATTATTTTTTAAATAAATTTAAAAATAATAAAAAAAATTTATTTAGTAATTCTGAGTTAGTAGATAAATATGTATATAAAATATATAATTTAGTTCAAAATAAATTAATTGAAGAACATCCTAGAATTGCACATACTTGTGGTTCAACATCATGTATTGTAATTCATTATAAAGATATTTCAAATAAATCAAAAATATGGGTTATAAATGTTGGAGATTCAAGAGCTATTAAATGCAATAGATTTAATATTGCTGAACAATTATCACAAGATCATAAACCAAATTCGCCAGAAGAAAGAATACGAATTGAAAAATTAGGAGGAATAATTGAATTTGATGGATCTGATTGGAGAATACAAAGATTATCATTATCACGAGCATTTGGAGATTTAGAATGTAATCCATATGTAACTCATTTACCTCAAATATATGAATATGATATTGATATTAATGATAAATTTATAGTTTTAGCATGTGATGGATTATGGGATGTATTAAGTAATCAAGATGTAGTTGATTATATTAATACATTATTATATAATAAAAAAAAAAATAATTTAGCAAAATTATTAGCGGAATATGCTATACAACAAGGTTCAATGGATAATGTTACTGTAATTGTTTATATTTTATAATTTAAATTAAACTTTGTTAATAGGAATCCTTTTTTTTAATTTTTTATATTTTATAATTTAAATTAAACTTTGTTAATAGGAATCCATTTTTTTAATTTTTTATAAAAAATACATTCAAATTCAATTGGATCATCTCCAGTAATTATTTCATTTAATTTATATGAAATTTTTAAATTTGGTACACAGGCTATACCTATTTTTCCTTCAGTATCATATTTATTTACATGAATATTATAAACATCAGGTATAGATGTTTTACTAATCCAAAATCTTTTATATATTGGATTTAATTCATATGAATATTTTATTGATTTTAAATATTCTAAATAATCATAATTATTTAAATTATTATAAATATTAGTTTGTTGAGTATTTAATCCATTATAATTTAAATTATTATAAATATTAGTTTGTGGAGTATTTAATCCAGTATAATTTGAATTAGTATCATTAATTTCATTTATTTGATTTTTAAATTTATTATTAAAAGTTTCATTTTGAGGATTATTTAGTTCATTATTTACTTTATTAATAAAAATAATATTAATTCCAGATTTTTTAGGATAAAAAATTATACCATTATAATCATTTGTATTTATATTATCTACGTCATTTATTAAAATATCTAATTCAGAATAATTAAATAATTTTATTAATTTAAAATCACAATTTTTACTTTTTATATTTGATACAATTTCTGTAATTTTTTCTATTTTTTGTTCTAATAGTATATCAGTTATTTTATTATTTAATAATAAAAAACAATCTTGAATTAAAAAAGTATATTTATTATTTTTATTAATTAATTTTCCATCAAAAATACTATTATTATAAAAAATATTTGAATCAATATTTATTTTTAAAATTTTTAAATTTGTTATATTTAATTGATGTTTATGATATGATAATTGTTTTCTATCAATTATTATATATAAATTTTCATTATTAATATTTAACATAATTAATAAATAATTAATTCCTTTATAATTAGGAGATACAAAATGAATATTTTCTTGAAGAAATTTTAATTTAGATATAGTATTTAACATAATATATCTAAAATTTGACAAATCAATATTATCATATAAATAATCTATTATATATTGTTTATTTTTATTATCTAGAAAAAAGGCTTCATTATTACCAAAGAATATTTTATTCATATTTTATATATAATATATATATAAATTTTTAAATATTATTATCAATTTTTTTAACATAAAGGTTTTATATTATAATCTGGTTCATATGTTGAATTATTCCAAGGGCTAATACTAAATTTTGGATTAGGTACAGTACCTCTAATATCATAAGATGCATTTTTTAATGATTGGCCTACTGTATTAATTCCAATTACATATCTATTTGTATTAATTAATGAATCATCAACTAAATATTTAGCTTGTGAAAAATCAGTATCAAACCAAGAATCATTTACTTCTTGAGGTAAAAAATCTTTTGAATTATAATTTTTAACATTGTTTTGATTTAAATTAACTACATCAGAAGTTGGATTATTTTGTAAAGGTGTTTGAAATGCATTATCTAAATCAGCACCTTGACTAATATTATCATCATTAGGTGCAAAATTAAATATACTATCATTATTACCTTTATCAGATGGATATTTAACATTATTTAAATTTTTTGATTTTAATTGAGACTCATTTAGTGTTTTTATTAATTGTGTATTAGTTAATTGTTTTCCTAATGGCTCATTAGGTTGTGCCATTACTTTCATAGGATCATTTTGATAAGGATCAATATCATTATCATTATTTTTAGGTCTTGTTAAATAATATATTAAACATCCTAAAATAATTAATAAAAATATAGTAGATAATTGATTATTTTCTGTAGCCATTATTATATAATGTAACCTAGAAAAAAATTATATTATTATAATTTTTAATATTTTTAAAATTAAAAATTATAAATATCAATTTGTTTATAAAATATTTTTTATTATTATGAAAAATTATGTATTAGGCATTAATTGTAATTTAAAATATATTAGTTATTAGTCTAATCTTATATTAATTATTATTATTATTATTTTATGGTGACTCTAATTAGGAAAGCTCTTCTACCGTGTCTGATGGTGGTGGTCGCATTAAATCTGGTAGCAGTTCTGGTGATGTTGATGGTGGTGATGGTAGTGATGGTAGTGGTGATGGTGGTGGTGATGGTGCTTCAATATCTTTTTCTAAGTATAGGGACGGTAGTTCAAAAAGGGAGTGTTTAATAACATTAGAATTAAAATTATCTTTGATTGTTGTTATTATTTCAAAAGTTAAATTTTCAAATGTACAATTTAATTGTGTCATCCCATCACACTGTTTCAAGTCAGCTGTAGTTTTTTCTGAAATAATATTATTTTTAACTAAAAAGAAAAATAGTTGGTTTTTTTCATTTATAGAATCAGGCATGGTTACTTTTGTTTTGGGATTATATTTTGTTGGATTTTTACTAAAATTGTCAAATTCTTTTAAAATTAAATCATATCTAGTTTGTTCATTTAAATTAATTTCATTAAATAAATAAGAATAAGTTTTGTTAAAAATTTCATCAAAGTTTTCATCAAAGGTACCATGAAAATAACTAATTTGAAATGCAGTAGGAATAATATTTAGATTATTATTAATATATCTATCATATACAGCTTGTTTGTCACTATCAGGAATTTTTTTTATTTCATATAATTTTATTATATATATTAATAAAATCATAAAATCTTTAATTAAATTATATTTATTACTATTATTATTAGTAGTATTTTGCCTAAATATATAATTTTGTTTATTAAAATATAATTTATCATATCTTATTTTAGATTTGTTAATATGTTCTTTACATTGAGCCATAATTGATTTAATTTCTGTAGTTTTCGCATTAACGAATGGTGTAATAAACACTAATAACTTATTAATTATATCATAAAATAAATAACCAAGTTGTATATTATTATACTTTACTATTTCTATATAATTTGGTGTAATAGGTCCAAGTGATTCTTTATATATATTAATAAGTTTATCTGAAAATATATTATTTTTCCAATTATCTAAATAATTATCAAATATTTTATTTATAGTTTGTATTAATGCTAATATTATAGTTGTATTATCATCTTTAATAGATGCAGGCTTAACATTAGGATTAGATATTTTTTCATATCCATTTTTATTTATATCATTTATAATTCTAATTATTTTACTAAAATCTGGATAAATATCTTTAAATTTTAATTGAATATTATTTGTATCTATCTTATTTTGTTTTATATCATCAATTAATTTATTAGATATTTTTTCTAAATGTTTTGTATATAACTCAAATATTTCATCTAATTTAACATTACAATTATTAAATGCTGTAAATATTTTATCTATATTTGTTTTATCATATGATTTAAGAAAATATGTAGTTGATTCAAATTGTTTTTTTCCAGAAAACGACAATAAAGACGATGGAAACCATGAAGGAGCACCACCATTTAAATTATTATTTTTTATATCTATATATTTTTTTTTATATTTAATATATTTAAATTCATAATATTTTTCCATATATTATATTAATATATTTTATATTAAAAAAATTGAATAATATATATAAAGAAACTATATCTCTATATAGTTTAATGTTAAATATAGAAAAATATTTAGATATTAATGACGAAGATTTTGATAATTTAATATTAAATTTTAAATTAGAAGATGATACTGAGTTATTTGAAAAAGTAGAAAAAGTAGAAAAAGTAGAAAAAGTAGAAAAATTATCACGAAAGAATTGTTATTCTGATATTCATTGTTGTAAAATATGTAAAAGTTCTAATTTAATAACTAATTTAAATAATTATTATTTAGTATGCGATGATTGCGGTGTTATAAATAAAGAATTTTTAGATGAAAGACCTGATAATAATCAATCTGAAAATGATGGTAGTTCAAGATATGGTCCATGCTCAAGTATATTTTTTAAACAATCCTCATTAGGTTCTAAAATAGCATCTAAAGGTTATAGTAGATTAAGTCAATTACAAAATCAAGGACAAATGCCATATAAAGAAAAAAGTTTAATGGATGTATTAGAAATAATTCAATTAAAATGTAAAAAATATTATATAACACAACCTATTATTGATTCAGCAAAAATATCATATAAAAAAATTTCTGAATCAGTGCATTATAAAGGTAAACGTAAAGGAAAAAATATTATAATGAGATGTATAAATAGAAGTTCTATGATTGCAGCGTGTTTATTTTACGCATGTAAAAGACAAAATGAAATTAGAAGTTCTAAAGAAATTGCAGATATATTTGATTTAGAAATCAAACATGTAAATAGAGGTATTAGAAAATATTTTGAAATAGATGATGATATAAAACAAATTAAAAGTTCTGAATCATTTGATTTTATTGAACGATATACTAAATCATTAAATTTAAATAAAAATTATATAAATATTTTAAAAGATGTTACTATTAATTGTAATAAATTAGATTTAGGTACTAAACATGAACCAATATCAATAGCAGCAGGATGTTTATTATTAGTAGTACAATTTTATGCATTACCTATTACAAAAAAAAAAGTAGCTAAAATATTTAATGATTTATCAGATGTAACCTTATCTAAAACATTTAGAGAAATTTGGCCTTATCATAAAATTGTATTAAGTAATATAATTACTAATCTTATTCTTGAAAAAAAAAATTCATTAAATGATTATAATTTAAATAATTTTAATAATGAAATTTTTTAATATAAAAATTATTTTTTTTATAATTATCTTTAAGTATTTATAAAATGGTGAGTTTGATTTAAAAAAATAATATTATTATTTAATATATAATGCCAAGAAATCAAAATAATAAAACTAAAAATCAAAATGGTGGGGATATTACAGTACTATTAGAAAAAGAACCCTTAGAAAAAGAACAATCTGTAGCATTAGTTCAGGAACTAGAATCTGTACCAGTTCTTGAACAAGAATCCTCATCTACTACTGAAAAAACACTACAACAAACAGGTGGAAAAAATACTAAAAAATCTAAAGTAGAACCTAAAGTTGAATCTAAAGTTGAATCTAAAGTTGAATCTAAAGTTGAACCTAAAGTTGAATCTAAAGTTAAATCTAAAGTAGAACCTAAAGTTGAATCTAAATCTAAAACTAAAAAATCCCCTGAAAGTAATTCTATTATTAAAACTAGAAAGGTAAAAGAAAAACAAGAATCTTCAAATGATTTAGAATCTAAACCTAAATCTGTAAAAAAAGGAAAAAGTAAAAAAACTGATGAAGAACTTGGTGAAGATGAAGAAAAAATAGTAAATGGAAAACTTGTTAGATCATTTAAAGTTAAATTACCAGGAAAAGAATCATTTGAAGGAAGATTTACAGGATTAACTCCATATCAAGCGGCAAATAAAGCATTAAGTAAATATTTTAGAGAATCTGGTAATATTGATTCAGAAGTAACATTTAGTATTTGTGAATCAACTAGGAAAAGTAAAAGATCAGTATATGTATATACTGGGAAAAGATATAAATTAGAGGTACCAGTATCTTATAAAATTCAAGATGGACGTGAAATAGTTAAAAATTATAAAAATTTGTTAAAGAAAATTAAAAAATCAGATATGGTTAATGAAGAAAGTTAATTATATTTAATAAAAATTTGTTCACATTCTAAATTAAAAATATCTAATTCATTTTTCCAATTATATGTTTCTATATTATTTGATAATTTATATAATATACTATTTATTAAATTAATTAATTCATTATTTAATTTAATTTTATTATGATCTTGTGACCAATTATTTATAATATTATTTTTAATAAATATACATAAATAATTAAGTTCTTCTTTATAATCTTTAAAAATATTTATTTCCAAATCATTTAAAATTTTTTCTTGTTCATTAATATAATTATTAGATAAATTATCAATTTGTAATTTATCTAATATATCATTTAGTATATTTTTATATTTTGGATATTTTATTAATAAATTATCAATTTTATTAATAATATTTTTTTTATTATTATTTATTTCATCACATATATCTTTTGATTCATTAATATTTAAATAATTATATTGTAATTTATTTTCATAATTTAAATTATTATTTATAGTAGGTTCAATAAGTAATGTATAATTTGTTTTTAATTCATTTAAAATATTTAAAAGTTGTAAATTATTCATAGAATCTATAGATGTTTCAATTAATTTAAATTTATTAATAATATAATTTTTTTCTATTTCTTGTATTAAATTATTTATAGATATATTTTGGAATATTGTAGTAATATAATTTTTTATTAAATATATATTTTGATTTTTTAAAAGTTCATCATCATCTATATTATAAATTATTATATTTTGTATATTTTTATAATATACATTATTATTATAATTGTTAATAATAGTATTTTTTTCATATCCAGATTTTTTATCAATTATTGTAATAGTAATTATAAAATTTAAATCTACTTTAATAATAATATCTATAATTGGTATACAATTTAATGATATTTTATCAAATAGTATTTCACATAACAACATATTTTTATTTGCTATTTTTCGTTCACCTTGATATATTTTTATATTAATTTTATTAAAAAAATCATTAGAATCATTTTTATATAATAATATATTATCAATTGTATATTTTTGACTTATTTTTATAGGCAATACAGTATTTTTTGGAATAATAATAGAATAACTACTATCTGCTAATTCAATACCTATTGAATATGATATTATATCAGCTAATATTATAGAATTTAAATTATTACTAATTTCATCATCATGATTTATAGATTTATTATTTTTTAAATTTAATATATAACAATAATATGCAGCCCCTTCAGCTACTGATACTTCTAAATTAGAAAAATATTTAATTGGTATATATGTTGTATCTTCTATTATAGAACTATGTATATTTTTATTAAATATTTTTTTAATAGTTTCTTGAATTATAGGTATTTTATTAGTCCCTCCAACTAATATAATTTCATTTATATTATAATTATTATTTATTATTTCTAATATATTTATTATATTATTAATTAAATCATTACATAAAATATTAAATGTTTTTCTTGATATACTATAATTTATATCATTAATTTCATAATATTCTAATAAAGATAATTTTTCTTTAATATTTTGAGAAATATTAAAAATATATTCAGAAGTATACTCATTACTTAAATTTAATTTAAATATATCATCAATAATAATTTGAGTAAAATTATTACCACCTAAATCATTTATGCCTTCACTGTGTATTACTTCATAAAATGAATCATATTTTTCTAATATTGTTAAATCAGTTGTTCCACCTCCAATATCTATAACTAATATTTTATCATTATCATTATAATTATTATATAATCCATATATAAATGCTGCAGAGGTTGGTTCATTTATTATTCTTAAAATATTAAATCCAACTTTTATAAAACAATTTTTAATATTTTCTCTTTTATTATGGTTAAAATTTGATGGAACTGTAATTACAGTATTTATATTATTTGTATTATATTTATTACTAATTAAATAATACAAATGTTTAAAAAATATATAATATAAATCTAAATAATTATATTCATTATCTAATATAAATTTTATATTTATATCATCAATTAATTTAAAATTAGTAATAATATTTTTACAATTTATAGGTATATAATTACCACAATATATTTTATTATTATAATAACCTATTTTTGAAGGTATTTTGTTAAAAATAGTATCATAAAAAATTATTGGTTTATCATTTTCATAAACACTAATAACAGTATTAGTAGTACCAAAATCAATTCCTACACATATATTACTCATTATATAATTATTATTTATAAATTTTAAATAATTTATAAATAATAAAAAAATTGATATTAATATTATATAAAAAATTGTTAATATTATAATTAATGAGTAATAATGTGTTATTTGATATATTTATTAATTTAAATAACTTTTTTTCAGATAATGATATTAATATATTTATTAATGAATATAATACATTAAAAGAAAATAATTTATTATTACAAAATAAAATAATTGAATTAGAACTTAAATTAGAAAATTTAAATAATACATATACTAATGATATTAATTTAAAAAATATTCAAATAAATGAAAAAATAGAAGAATTAACTAATTTTTCAAGAGTATCTGTACTAATTTCTAAAGATAAAGAATTAAATGAAAAAAAAAATTATATTAAAATATTAGAAAATAGAATTATTAAACTAAAAGAAAATAATAATGATGTTAATAACCAACAAACTAAATCTAATATTGATAAAAATTTAATTAGTAATTCAGAATATAAAATAACTACATCAACTAAATATAATATTAATAAAGATAATAATAATTTAAATAAATCTATTATTAATAATTCAGAATCTAATAATTCAAAATTATATATTAATAATTCAATTATAAGTGACTCTGAACATGAATCTGAAATTAAACTTAAAAAAAAAATAATTAATAATAGTAATCTTGAAAATAATAATAATTTAGAATCTTGTACTAATTTAGAAAATAATAATAAATCTAAAAAATCTAAATATAAAAAAGATATAAATGACAATTTAGAAAATATTATTAATGAAGATATAAATAATGAAGATATAAATAATTTAGAATCTTGTACTAAACCTAAAAAATCTAAATATAAAAAAGAAAAAAATTATAATTTAGATAATATTATTAATGAAGATATAATTAATGAAAATATAATTAATGAAAATATAATTAATGAAGATATAAATAATTTAGAATCTTGTACTAAACCTAAAAAATCTAAATATAAAAAAGAAAAAAATGATAATTTAGATAATATTATTAATGAAAATATAATTAATGAAGATATAAATAAGGAAGATATAAATAATGAAGATATAAATAATGAAGATATAAATAATGAAGATATAAATAATGAAGATATAAATAATGAAAATATAATTAATGAAGATATAAATAATGAAGATATAAATAATGAAAATATAAATAATGAAAATATAATTAATGAAAATATAATTAATGAAGATATAAATAATTTAGAATCTAGTACTAAACCTAAAAAATCTAAATATAAAAAAGAAATAAATAATAATAAAGATATAAATAATGAAGATATAATTAATGAAAATATAATTAATGAAGATATAAATAATTTAGAATCTAGTACTAAACCTAAAAAATCTAAATATAAAAAAGAAATAAATAATAATAAAGATATAAATAATGAAGATATAATTAA